TCTATTTCCTCATCGGTAAAGTCCTCGTCACTGAATACGGTTACTCCGTCATTAGCGTTAATGAGAGTTCCAGTTCCAGAGTGGAACACATAGTAGTTGATTTTGCGCTTTTTCATTTTTTTACCACATCGCTAATATTGGCCAAAGTATGAATTTTGGACGCAATATGATCAGCTATATGCGCAATCATGTCCACAAAAGTAATTGGGGTTGTCTCCGGAATTGGGGACCACGGGCCTAAATGACATCTTACCAATCTCAGTATTGCTTGAATAGAATTTTCTGAAATAAAAAGAGTTGAAGAATGCGCTTCGGACGCGTATTTTTTATCGTACTCCTGACATTTTTGAACAAATAAACCTACAGTATATGGATGCATTGGATCGTATGCATAGTTTTTTGATTCTGGATTTTTTATGGCTTTAGTAATGTCATGCAGCAGAGAAGCCGATACAATAATATCTATATCCTCTTGTTCAAGCGAATACGATTGGCACATTAGCAACGCTATTTGAACTGTTCTTTTGGTGTGCAGAACACTCCCACCCTCTCCCTGTTCATCTGCGGCGTGTTGATCGGTCGAAAAACCGGACGGAGCTTTCCAAAAATCTTCTGCCCTATATAAAATAGACCTAACGAATAATCGAATGCTTTCGTCTGAAATTAGATTAATCTCATCTAATAATGGTTTGAGAACTTTATCTTCTTGTTTAAAATTTATTTTTTGTCCTTTGTCGGATAAAATCTCATCAAGAATATTATTTGATTTATCTTTTGACATTTATTTATCTTCCTTTTTCCATGCAGCCCATTTAGAGCATGGCTTGTCGAATGGGCATGACTTACAATAAAAAGTCAACCCTCTTCTAGAGGGAAAAACTTTTTCTTCATACAACGCAGTGCACCAGTACTCCAATGCGTTTATGTCTGCTTTTTCGGTCATGAATTGAGTTAAGCCTGGTTTTTGATTCATTAAATCAAAATAACCAAAGACTGCCTTATTCTTTTTATTTCCAAATTTATGATTAAAAGCGGCGCTCATAAATGCAAAATCAAAAACATAACCGCTTTCATACTTAGATCTATGATTAAATACCCACTTAATGATATATATTTTTTTATTTTTTGAATAAATTAAATCGAACCTATCTTTTATTGCAACGCTGCCTGTGATTGGAACAACGTACTCTTCATCAATGCCGATTGGAATTATATTTTTTTCTCCAAAATTTTCTATTAACTCCAACAAAATGACCGACGCCTTACTTGTTAAACTGGCCATGTTGGCGTGGAAAGTTTCGTGTTGTTCATAAACAATATCAAAAGAAGATGAATTTTTTGGAAACCAAAGTTTTTCCCATCTATTCAACAAAGATGCGTACGACGGCGTAACTCCAGCTTGTTTCTTGTAGAAGAAATAATCAACTACACTTTTGATATTTGATTCAAATTTTGATAGCAATAACTGTCTTCCGCCAATCTTTTCTGGCAAAAGCTGTTTGTGTTTGAAGTCATAGAGTCTTTCGCATATTTGAAAGTCTTTTAATTCTCTTAATGTTATCTGAAGCATGCGGGTCTCACAATATATTTATTCTGGACATGATTTCTTGAATATCTTTTGAGTCAGCTATTTGAGCGTAAGACTCTTCGACTACGGGTTCGTATTCTACATACTTTTTATGCTCGTCTACATATTTAACCAATGGTGAATTGTACAAATATGTAGAACCGGTGATTCTGTTTTTGGGTATTTGGAGCTGCATAATTGTTTCATCCTCTGAGTCATCTCCGCTAATAAGTTTTTTCTCTGTAATAAATATTGTAACTGCGCATTTTTGTTGGATAGAAAGCGACCCTCCGGTATCTGATTGCTGGACAACTTCTCTTCTCTCTTTCATTCTATTAGCGTTTTCTTGAGCGGTTATAATTAGTACACAGCTCATGTCTCTTGCTAGTTTTTCTAATTTAACCATCATTTCTTCGAATTCCCCCCATCGAGGTTTACCTTTGCCAGATGATCTTGTAAACATAGATTGAATAGTGTCGATTACAATCACGTCTGGTACGAGTTCGGAATGACCCATAATGCTTCTCAACCATTTTTCTAAATCCTCAAAGTATGGGGTATCCGGATCATGCCTAACCATAAATCTATTGCCCCATTGAATTAGTTTTTCTTGAAATTTAATTAAATTTTCCTGTCTTTCTTTTGCGGTCCAATTTGAAGACTCTGCGTAAACATTTTTTTCAATGATTTGAGTCATTAAAACTCTCTCCCAATGCGAAATTGCTTCTTCAAAATTTACGTACAAAACTTTATATCCACAATCGGCCCAATTATTGACCAAGCATTTAGCAAAAGTGCTCTTACCTTTACCGGATGGGGCAATAATTGCGTGTACAGCGCCTCTAAAAAATCCACCCTCGTTAGTATACCCCATTGCCCTGTTAAGGGATTTATATTGTGTTGGAAGAAAACTGGGTATATCCAATAGGGACTCTGCTCTTCTGGAAATATCTTCTGCTGTTGTTACGCTATTCAAAGGGTTAAAATTTAATTCATTCTCTAAATTTTTAATCTCTGTTGTTATCTCAGATATTCTGATTATTTCTTGTGTTGTTTTTTCGCCTTTTTGAATTAAAATAAGTTCAAGTTCTTGAAGGATATTAAGTTGTTTTTGTTTATTGGCTCTATGTTTAATTACTTTAGCTATTGATTCGTGATCAGATGTTTGCAAGCCGAGCAATATATCGATCATTGCGTTTACGCCAACTGCACCACCCAATCCGGAATGTATATTCGTTTCAGATTCAAGCCAGGCTTTAAAAGCTATCGGATCTACTAAATCCAGTTTAGTTGTGCGATAATATGATAATAAAGCTTTATAGAATTCATTGATTCCAATTTGATTGTTAACAATTCCAACCATGTCTTCTGGTAATTGCGCATCAAAATACGCAATTGATCCAGGATTTTTTAAAGAAAGTGCAAATACCTGATATTCAATTGGGTATTCAGGTAGTTCTGCTTGATTTTCTTCCACTTTTTTTCTGTTCTTTCATCTTTTTATAATACTTTTTATTGTTTTCTGATCTTAGTTTTTTAGCTTTTTGATACATATGATTGGTTTTGATGCTGGGTTTTTTAATTTTTTTAACAGTTGATTTATCATTGGCACCGCTTCTTAAAGCGTCCAATATTCTATCATAGACATTGTCTTCTGAGATATTATCGTTATACCTAAAAACAACTAATTGGATACCGTGTTGCGCACACATCTCTGCTTTTTTGCTGTCTCTTTTTTGAGCCTCAAGAAATTCTTCTTTAGAATCAAAAAATAATGGACTGTATTTAAAATGTTGAATTCCATGAAATTCACAAGCCAAGCTATACGATGGACAATAGACATCTAATTTTAGCCTGTCGCCTAAATGATATTCGTTTATTATTTTTTGTCCTGGCAAAAGTTTTTTAACAATGCTTGTCAAAATACTTTGACCCTTTGACATTTTTTTTCTATGATCTTTTATCCAATACAGACTAAGCTTTTTAAGCATTGTGTTTAGCTCGTTAAATTTGATATCCATGCTTTTCGCTATCGCCGAAAATGATTGATCGGTCTCGAACAGCAGGTGAACAAGATATTCTTTGTCAGTTAACTCGTTTTTTTTATTTCTTTGAATCATTGTATCTGTTGAAACTTTTAAGCGCATTTAGTGTTCTTCCAAAATCGAAAATAGACATATTAGTTTCTGTCCAGATTTTTGGAGCAATAGCCGCGCTTAACATCGGGCAGTCTAATACGACTAGATCGATGCCATCGGATTTTGCAATGATGTTTGCGGTGATTTCATTTATCTTAGAATAGTAATCGTTATACGGAACCTCTATAAATATAGAGTCTGGTGAAAAATACTTACTTATGAAATATTGATTTTGAAATGTTACAACAATTGCTTTAGTGTTTTTTACATACCATGATCTAAAAATTTTGAACACGTCGTAGTTGTTATGAATGTAGTACTCAAGAAAATTTGGATCATAAATGTGTTTTATATCAACATTGAGATTTGATAAACCCTTATGGGATGAGTGAATTATTTCTGGTTGAATAGCACAGATAAAATTGTATGATTGATTTTTTAGTCCGTCTAAAATTAATTTAGTGAATAATTTGGGCGGTTTTTTTTCTTCACTAATTTCATTAAGTACAGATGAAATTGCAGATTTTGTATATGTAACAAAAGCGAACTGTTCTTTCTTTTCAAGAAGAAAAGAAACCTTTTTGATTGTGTCTTCTGCGTTATGGGTTTTCATATTCCAAAGTTTCCCCAATTAATTAAAATTGGATTAGCATCAATAATTGATTCAATGTGTTTAATGTTATGAAATTCCCCTTTATCCAAGTTCATATATCTCATATACTTATTTTGTTTATCATCATCATTAACATAACCCAAGTGCTGCATAATCAAACCTGAGTTCAGCCAATAATTTCTTCTTTTTATATCCTCAGTAACATAGGTTGGTTCTGAACCGCAAGCTAATTTGCGGTCTAAAAATTGTCCATCAGTTTTAAATCTAAAAATTCTAGAGCTATTGGTTGGTGCCCAAAGCTTATCAACCCTATACTGACTGCGATTCCACATGTGATAAAAACGAACATTGACAACATCAAAGGGAGATTTATCTAAAACAACTCTTATATCACCACTGCTTAAATTGTTGATGTTGTACAGCATCTCGTCACAATCGATTGCTATCACCCAATCCCCTTCGGAGGCATGTTGTTCAAGATTCTTCCACGCATTTGCCCTAAGTAAGCCCTCGTTTGTGGCAAAAAGTGACTCTTTGTTCACGTAAACTTCCGCATACTGTGCGGCTATTTCCGCCGTATTGTCCGTAGAGCAATCATCGGTAAAAATGATTTTATCTACCTGGTTTTTAACCCTTTCAAGAACTGGTTGCAAAAATCTAGATGATTCATTTTTGCCGACCATTTGTGCAAGAATCATATTCTCTCCAATGAAATATTTTTTAAGATTAACTGTACTTAAGCCTAATGAATATTTATTCTGATAATTGATCGGCCTGTTTATGAGCCTCTAGTGATGAAATGCGTTCAATATCTGTTGACTTAAACAAGATTTCACCTTCTGATCCACGAAAACCAAAGCTAACTTTTTCGGCTTCTTTTTTGTTTTTTGATTTTACAAGTGTTGTTGTAACTACTGCAAAATAATTAAATTTATTTTCTGGCATTGTGTTTCTCTTATCTAATTGATGGATATGTATGAGATATATATTCTACAGCTTCTTCTAGGCTGTTTGCAAGTTTTGTGGCAAGAAATTTTAGATATTTTCTATGTTGAATGTTTTTATGAGCCCAAATAACAATTGGTTGATTGTTCAAGTAGGCCCAAGTCATTTCGAAATCAGTTCCTATGTAAGCTCTTTCCAATAATTGATACTCTACCAATAAAAGATCACAGCTTTTTTGTAGGAATAAATTTTTATCTACAATTTCTTTTGGCTCACACCCCTGTTCTTCTAGAGCATAGTCCATGGGGTTAATGGCTTTAAATCCTCTGTTTTTTAACAGGCTTGTAGCCTCGTCTCTCCAACTATATTTAAAATCTGATTGAACATCTTCTATTGCCCCAGATAAAAAAACTCTAGTCTGCATTTTAGATTTTCTTTGGCCAGTAGTATTCTAGGTTTGGATCTTCATCAAAAAATTTTGAATAATATTCATAATCTTTACGCAATAAATTGGATCGATGAGACCTATGAAGTCTTTCATCGCCCAGCCACTTTGGCATTCTTGCTTCAATAATTAAATTTTCAAATTGCATTGTATTTTTATAGCCCCTATTAATCCATTCTTGAATTGTATAATTTTGATATAACTGCAAAGCCGATTCATAACCTGTCCACATTTGGGTTACTGGATGATTTCGCCAACCCTTTGTTTTAGTACGCTCGAGAAGAATATTCAAAACTTGAAAAGTTTCTACACGTTGTTTTCCAAGTCTTTTAGAATCTAAAATCCGAATTGATTTTTGAAAATCTGGATAAGGCAAAAATGTCTGCATTAGTTATTTTTCTTAAACTCTTGAAAAGTTTTATTGCCTACGCCAAAATATTCACGCGCTAAACCAGAAGTTATTATGTCATTATTAAGACATTGGCCAGATTCATTCCAAACTCTTGCCAGTACTCTTCCGTACTTTTCGTTTTTATCAATAATAGTTTCAATTTTTACTTTATAATTTGTTTTTGTTAACCATTGATCTGTAAATTCTTTGGCAGCTAAACCCATCTTTTTTTCTTCGGCATTTGAGGTGCGGCTTTCTGGAGTATTGACGCCATATAAGCGTACCCTACCCTTTTTAAGCGTATCAAAGCCAAGATCGATAATAATATCAAATGTATCGCCATCAACCACCTTTTTTACTTCTGCATTATATATCCATGGATTTAGTTTATCTGTCATAGTTACCTCTTTTTGTTTGATATTTATTATAGCAGAGGGATTAGTATTTGTGCAATCCACGTTGCGACAGGAGAAGCCACCCCGTTTCCACATTGCGTGTATCTGCGTATGTCTGCCTGTCCATAAGTCCAGTCATCTGGCCAGCCCATAAGACGCTCACATTCAATTGGAGTAAGCTTTCTGACAACAGGATTGTTGTTTTGCATCTCCGCAACTATTGGCGTACCTCTGCCGTATCCATCTTCGCTAGAATCCATTCTAGATGTTAATGTATGAGCTGTAGTCCCTAAAACAGATACGGCGCTGGATCCTATTGTTGTTTTATCTGTGCAGCTACCCTCTGTAGGGCTTCCCTCAAGACTGTCGGAAGGATTCTTGATCGACTCTGAGCCCTTCTCAATATGCCCTGACACGCCTTCGGGGAAAGGGAATAGCGGATCGGGACATCTTGCTGCGGTTGCAGGATCGAAGACAGCGACGACGAACACTCTTCGACGTCGTTGTGGGACTCCGAAGTATTGCGCATCCAGCACACGCCATTCGCAGAATAGCGACCCTGCTTCAACCATTTCTTTGAGGATAGTTTTGAAGTCTTCGCCTTTGTTGGAGTTGAGTACGCCGTAAACATTTTCCCAAACAGAGATTCTTGGGTATTTTCCATTGGTTTCCTTTCGTAGTTCGCTGATAATTCTCATACCTTCGTAGAACAACCCTGAGCGTTTTCCACTCAGGCCTACTCGTTTACCTGCTGCAGAGAGATCCTGACAGGGAGAACCCCAAGCAACAATATCAACCGTTGGTGCATGTTCCAGAATATATGCGCCAGTCAGGGTCGAAATATCCATCCATCGCGGCACTTCCGGCCAATGACGTTCCAGTATCTTTGTGGCATGTTTGTCCCATTCGCATTGAAACACTGTTTTCATGCCCGCACGTTCTAAACCAAGATCAAAACCACCCACTCCAGAAAACAGTGAAAGTACTTTAGGAATAAAAATTGAATTTTCGTTTTGTGACATGCAAGGTTTTAATCTCTCTCTATCCCCATATGATCGCATGCATTACGAAATATCGATTGACTTACCTTAAACTGCGCGTCGGCGTGACTGTAGCCTTCTCCCGGTTTAGGAGAAGATGCGTGCCAGCTATGACCAATTGATACAGAACCGTCATACACTACATTATAGCCTAGATGTCTAGCAAAATACGAACACCAAGTTTCTTCGTAGTAGTGGGGCGTGGGCAGAAAAGCCCCCACCGCATTTGGTACTAACTCCCTGTACTGTTGATTGCAAGTAAGATTATTCCAGACGTATCTTCTAATAAAATATGCGGATCCAGAAACTGTAACGCATTTTACCCTATCCCTATAAAGGCGGTCACCTATATCTGACTCCATCCAGCCCCTATGTTTTGGAGCCGTGTTGGTTCCAATAATCCCAGCGTGCCTTATGAGGCCATATTCGTCTCTTTGTTTGGGTCCCAATATGTGTATAGTCGGATCATTGTCAAAAATATTTTTTATATTATTTACATCATTGTTGGTTAGCCAAACGTCTGCGTTTAAAAAACCAATAATTTCGTTAAATCCTTTTGTAGCTAACTGGTTGCAGGCAGCAGAATAGCCTATGTTTTGATTCAAGCAGAGTCCGTCTATCTGGTATTGGTAACTTTTGTTTTTTAACCATTCAATTGTATTGTCTGTCGAACCATTGTCTGCAAGATAAAGTTTCCAAAATTTATTTGCTATCGAAGCATTTTTGTGCAGATTATCCAAAAGACGTTCAAGCAGTGTGCTGGTGTTATAGTTAACAACACAGAGATCAATCATAACAAACTATTTTTAGCTATCGTTATTTCAAAACAATCACTAGGGTTAAATCCCATATCAAGCAGTTCTAAAAAATCATTTTTAGCCTCATAAATATCTTCAATAAAAAATTCATTTAATCTATTTAAATATTGTTCAACATTCACTTGATTTATATTTGATATTTTTTTGTCTATAAATTTTTTTGAATTAACTTTTCCAAGTATAAAAGCAATTGTAAAAAGGGACCCTAAAATTAACTTAGTTCTATTGCTCATAATAACCATCATCGTTTGTTGGTACCGTGTATAAATTTGCAATAGCTTTATTAACTGAATTAATGATTTTTGTAAACAAAACTTTATCCTCATTTGAAACGTGACCTCGTAAAAAATGTGTATATGTTTTTTGAATATGCAAAAATATACTTAAATCTTCAACAATAAAAGATTGATTATTTTCTAATTTAATATTAACTTTCTTTTTGGGGTGTGTTTTTTTACTCATTGGCTTTCTTTTCTTTTATTTCCGCTTTTAACACCTCTTCTTGAGGCATTTGATAAACGGATATTTCTTCTTTGTCGGGCTCATAGGTAACAAACAGGATTCTTTTGTCCTCGAGTTTGCAGCCTTCTGGTGGGGCGGATTCCAAAGCGATTTTTTTTGACGCCGATCCATAAACTTGACTAGAATTTTTGTATAAAACAATATAATTTAATTTTCCTGCAGCCATTATTTCCCCAACAACGCATAAAGACAGACTGGGTACAGGGGTTTTGCCAATTCATAAACCGCTTCTGCGTATTTTTGTATCTCGAATTGAGAATCATCTGACAGTCTTTGATTCAAGAACAGAGACATGGATTGCAAACTGCATGACCATCTATAGGAGACATACATTCCATACGCAGGCAGGAACAAACGCGCCTGCTCAGGCGCTATTCCATTATCGATAGCCATATTGTACAACGACTCACATTTTTCAATCAAATCTTTTAGCTCAGTGGTCAAAATAGATCCTACCCAAGGCCCGGCAATACCGGACGAACCTTGTTTTTTGTTTTCGGCAGCTAGTCTCCATTTGTCTGCATCTGGCAAATAAAATTCTGGATCTTGAGTAATATATCTTCTAGAGGACTCGTTCCAAGAATCCATCGTGTGATCTGAGCCAACGACATACTTCCAATGTTGTCGAGCAACCATGAGCGGCGCATAAAACTCAAATGTAAGAAACGCGTGTCTGAATGGAGACATGTGATTTTCTTGACACAAAAAATTAATCAACCTACCGTCGTTCTGTGAAAAATTAATTGACTCCTTGGCAAAAGAAGCTCTGGCGGCATTTACGATTGAAAGATCGCTGCCCATGTGATCAATTAGTCTTACGTACCCTTTATCAAGAACTGTTATTTTGTTTTCTGTTGACATAACAATAAATTATAGCATTTACTCCTGCGTGATGTTGTTTTTTATGAGTTTAATTTCGCAAGAATCAGTAGCGCAATATTTTTCCCCTATTGCGTCAATTGCCATTCCGGCATATACTCCCACAAAATCTATTGGAAAAAGAGTTTTTTTAAAACTATCGTATTCTTCTTCAGTTATTTGGGTGTAGGGCATTTGCGGATATGTGTGGTTTCCGCTTGGAAGAAACGACACAGTCTTTAGCTGACCCTCGTACATGTGCAGCACATTACCCACGTATTGAGCTTCTTTCTCTTTGTCAAATGATATCGTAACAGAAACAGAATTATCTGACCAATATCTTTGAGCCATTGCGGCCAAAGACATTTTTTCAAAAATTGTTACATCACGCTCTGCTCTCCCTGCCTCTGATTTAATTGGAAAATAAACTACAGATGTAGTATTGGGAGATTCAGATGCTGGCTCAACTGTATAATTTGCCATTTTAAATAACGGCAACATTGGATCATCATTTGAAAATCTAATAGTTCTATTAAAAAATTTTCCACCCGGAGTCCAATGAACGCCAGGCGACTCACCGGCAAGAATAGAAACAGTGCCTGATGGTTTTATTGTTGTCATTTTAATTGATTCACGAATTCCAAGCCATTCTGAATATACATTATCATATCTTTGAATGGTTTTATATCCTTCATCCATCCATTCACGAAGAGCTGGCAGTCCGACACGATCAGCAAAATTTGCCACACCAGACATAGATGTTCCTATTCTTCTATTTCTTTGCATAATTGCGTTTGTTTCCTCCCAGTGAGTGGGAAGTAGTGTAACTGTTTTGGCGTAGAGATAGGCAAACTTTAGTGTGCGCTTATAGTCTTCTAAACTTTCGTGTCTATTTAAGTATGTTTCAACTAGAGTGCAACACTCAAACGACTCTAAAGACTGTTCTGCGCACGGATTATAACCAGCTACACGATGATCTTTATTGTTCGGTGGATCAGCAAGTCGTCCGAATTCACGGCTTATGTCCATCCAAAGAACGCCAGGTTCCCCATTGCGCGCAATGCCTTCGACAATTGCACCAAGATCCACGCCCACTCTTGTTTCGACAGAATTATTTGACATCCAACCCCAACCCGGAGCATCTGGGCTGTAAGAATTTCTTTCGGGGAAAACTTCTATATTCTTAAGGTTTAAAAAATCTTGATCATCAATACGACCAATTAAAAGTTCGGCTGAACGACGCACGTTGCCAGATACTACGCATACTCCAATAAGATTTCCGATATCAGCTATATCTTTTCTGGTAAGTTTTTGTCCAATTCTGCTATCAAACATTTTTTTGATATGTTTATGAAGTTTTTCTAACGGCTCATGACCAGCCGCTATGCCGCCAAATGTTTTAATCGGAGCACCTGCTGGTCTGATCAAGGAATAGTCAAAATAGACCCCGTCTTGCCCAGGCTTAAGATATGAGTCTAACAACATCGCCGTAGAAATATACCATCCCTCTCTTGTGTCGGGCACTACGTAGGTAGCAGTATCTGGACTTGTTGAGGATGGGGAATAGATTGAAAAATCTTTATCTGCGCCCTTGTCATCAAACCCAACACCAACACCGAGCATGGACGCCTCCATTAAGAACGCAAACGGTTTTGAGGGATTAAGTTTCGTCATTTCCGATGTAGATACAAACGCGCAATTTTGCAGCGCTGCAGAATTTTTTTGTATGTTAACAATGTTGGTGCCCATAGCCCATAAGCCACGACCTGGAGGTGTCCACTTTAAATTAAATAAACGATCAAACGCCTCCTTAGCTGAAGCTTGCGCTTTTGCATCGTTCCATGGCAAGCGATTCTTTTTGCAGTGGTCTTTTTGCAAAGAATACATTCCATTGATTACTCGTTCACAAACATCTGACCAAGACTCTTTGGTGCCATCTTCTTTTAAACGAGAGTATGTACGAAGAAATGTAATTTCTCCTACAGAATTTCCCCCTGCGTCTCTGTAGCCAAATGGAGCTAACTTTTGCCTATAAGATGCAACAAACTCGTCTGTTAGCTTAAAAGAAAACATAGATGATAATTTACTTGCAATTGGCGCCAAGTCTGGATTACCATTTTCAATTTCTTCTGACATTTATTTCTCCCACTTATCTAATTAATTTAATATAGTTTGAATTTGTTTTTTGTATTTCTGCTTTTTTAATTTTAACAATTTGATCTGTAGAATAAATTTTATGAATCTGTTTTTCTATAAAATATCCACTTCTCCAGTTAAGAACTTTTTCTACATTCTGACTATAATTAGTAAAGATATTACAAATAACCGCACCGCCATAAATTTTGATTAAATTGCTCATTTTTAATACCGCTTCTTCTTTTTTGTCATGGTTAGAAAAAGATTCTTTATCTAATTTTTCATACAACCAATTAAAAGCTTGTCTAGTAAGAGGCGGTATATCTATGTGATCAAAAATGCCTTCTTGAAGTATCAAAATTCTATTTTTTTCTATTCGTATATCTTCTTTAACTGTTTCTCTAAATAAAACAAACCAATCTCTTTCATTAAACTGTGGCCATCCACTTACCCAAAATAATAAAACATGGTTTTCTGCTGGTATTGGAGATTTATTAACGATCGGCGATAGGCATGCGCATGCTATCGATTTTTTAATAAACTCTTTTGCTTTATCGTCACCTAATTTTTTCTTTTGTACTGACCAAAGTTGTGCTAACTTTTCTGGCCAATCTGATTCACCCAAATATATTGTAAGATATTTATTTGCCAACTCAACCGTAAGAATACCACTGCGAACGAATTCCTCCAATGGCTGTGTAGACATATTCAATCCTTATTAATGGTATTAAAAATTATATAATTAGTATGATAAAGAAAATTCCCGCCCATTGGGCGGGAATTAACTTCTTTGCCCTGCTAATTATAGCAGGTGTTTGATTAGATTATTGCGATAGAGCAAAAAAATTACAATGCTTTTGTGGCCGTCAGACCTTTGTACTCCAGCACTTTGTTTCTGCCATAAGCGGATTCTGTATTTGGTTGACCGTAGCCACTCTTGAATACTTGAGCGCTCGCAACACCGCCAAAATCATCTGGTCTAAACAAACCAAATGAAGCTGCTGAGCCTTGCTCATCTGTTCTTGGCCCGTGGCCATATCCACTCTTGAATATTTCTGCTGAAGCTACACCATCAAAAAAGTAATTGCTGTATAGCGCATAGGGATTAACCCTATCCTCAACGTGACCGTATCCAGAAGAAAATGCCTGAGCCCCAGCTAAACCCTTGTACTCTTGTGGCCTAAAGCGTGCACCGTCGTACGTGGCTTTGCCGTCTGGAAAGACCCCAGAAAGCGGATGCACGTAAAGTGTTGATCCATTGAATATCTGCGAAAGAAACCTGTTGCCAGGATGATCGCCAGTGCCAGAAACGTAATGATTATCCGGAGCACCGTCCAAAAGACCTTTAGCGAAAAGCGGATAAAATGAGTATTTGCCAGCCGTGCCCTTGAATGTATTGACCATATCATTAGAATTACGGCCCTTTAAAACTGGTCTACGACCCACGTAAAAGGTAGTCATTTACTTGTCTCCTTATTAAAAAATATGCTTATATAGTAAAAACAAATTAGGATTTTCACCCAAAATTATAAATTATAATCCATTTCAACAATAATATCCGACAAAACTGGCGGTATTTTATCTTCTAGCATTTTTAAAGTAACCTCTATATAAACGTGGTTACACGTATTCGGGTTGGTCAAAGAATACCCGCTTACACTCGGGTAAAATACCCTATATTGAAAGATGTCTGAAAGCAATGACTGATTAACGTTGTAAATTTTTGGCGAAACGTTTATAACGTTGTTTATAGTGTTCCCCGGCGGAGCGTTAAATTTGACGAAGGTTTTACCGTTAGGCAGGAACTTATCGTATCTAATGTCAAGATCGGAAAGACCGTACGTATAAACGTAGGAATTGTTTTCCTTAATATAATTTCTTTGTCTTAACAAAATTCTGACCGCGGTTATTGAAGTTTCAGCAAAGTAGAACTTAAGAGGCCCTGAATTGACAATGGTGTCCGAACCAACAACCGACCAACCACCTGGCGGAACCTTGCCAAGAGCATCGTATTCCCCGTCATACAATCCGTTGTTCAAACTTTTGTAATCGTCTTTGTCGGTCATGGTTGGATTATTTTTTGTTGTATATTCTATTTTGACTACATCGATACCGTTGGACGGGTAAGGAAAAATAGACAGCGAATTTGTCAAAGAACTTCCAATTGAACCTATTGGTATTTTGACATACAAATACATGCTGACACCAAGTGGATTGGGTTCGGTCAAAACAACATTTCTTCTCCAAACTTTATCCGATTGATTCAAAAATGCGTTTTCGACAGGAGTGGAGTCTATAAGGGCTCCGGTTCCGTCTCCGCCAGACAAATTGGTGTCTAATCTGGTCTCAAGAAAATTGGGTATAACCTGACCTTTGATTGAGTTAACAAATTTAATTTTGGAATGAGAAGATCCTGAAGCTACCGGTAAAGTTAAATGATTACAATAGTCGCTGAACTCTAACGCATTAGATGCAGATATCGCATAGCTCGTCGAAACAAAGGGCGACAGATCTATCTGATTTTTAGAATGGATGGATACTTGATTTGTGTTTATACTTTCTATGTTCCTAATTCTATCTTGCAATTCTTGAATAGCGGAAGTCAAAAAAATATTTTCTTTTACTATTCTTTCAATAATTTCATTAATTTTTTTATCCAAAACGCCATATTTGTTATACAGGTAAACCAAATCTGCGTAGTTTTCTTCTATGCGCTGGTTAAAATCCGTGCTGGAAAGTGGGCCGTGATACTTAACTGGTTTTTTCTGCGTATAAATATAATCAGACATTTAATCTCCTAAGTTTCTTCTCTAATTTTGGCTTCAATTAAATCAAGCTTTCTTAGCAGGTGTGCAATAGTAGATGAATTAAATTGAGGTTTATTAAATTGTAATATATCGTTTAAATACGGGGTGCTGGCTTCAACGTTATATTCTTCTTCTTCTCTATCGTATGAAACGATTTGAGAATATATGGTCATTAACAGGTCTTGGTTTACATAGTAGTCTGGAGTGGCCGAATTTAGATTATTCCTTGACATTTCTCCAACATTATCAATCAAGGATTGAAGGTCTTTTATCTTTTTATGAAGTCTATGAATATCCATGAGGATCTGATCATTGGCTAAATTTAAAACAAAAGAGGGCACTGGCCCCTTATAAATTAGTCGTTGTCTATTTAATAAGGGTTCAAAAATTGTTTCTCTTTTGTTTTTACCGGAATAAGAAATGGTCATACGATACCTAATGATTGAATTTAATTGTATAAGAATTTAAAGCTGGAGCAGAATAGGAGTCTGCACCCCTAAAAAAATCTGCTCTTATTTTAATAAATTTAATTTTGTTTTGATTATTTGCATAATAGTATACATTACTTCCGCCTCTTATTTCCTGAGTTCTTCTATACACAATTTCCTTATTGTTTTCATAGTCGATAACAGAAAATACATTGTCATAATTTGAATGTTTATTTCTTAAATCTTCTATTTTAACCAAAGACAAATAATTTCTGTATATCGTAGCGTTTGGCACTTGCGATAGCGCTTGATCTTCCATCAATGCGATTGTGCCGTTAAATGGCGTTCGTACGCCATTTGTATGATTTGTGGATTTGTTAACAACAATAACTATTTTATTTTGACCCTTAACAAAATTCCAAGTAAGTGCAGCTGATAAAACGCCGGCGGCCAAAATACCAGAAGTGGAAAGTTCAACGCCGTTCAAATATACGCTAACATCCCAATACTGCGCTGAAAGTGATTTTAAGAATTTTTTTGTTAAAGTTAAAGATTCTTCCATGAAAACATTGGTGGTAATATACAGGCTTCCAAACGGAACATTTTGGGCCGAATAAAATTCTTGTGTTGAATTAGCCGTGACAAACGATGTGGTGATAACAATATCTTTTCTTTCGCCATATAAAGCGCTGTGCCAGGTGGCTATGTCTAGTGCGGTGCCAGTAACGTGTGATACCTGGAGTTGATCACTTTTTACGCTTTCTAATATATATGGTTCGTAGGGTTCTGAATTTTTTGGAAACCTACACAATCTATACACATTAAAATTTCTTGACAAAAAATCGTTTTGATAAAAATAATCTTTAATTGGATTATTGTAGACACTCGTTCTAGGAATTTGCACGACAGAACTAAAAGTAGATTCGATAGAACTTGTTTCGGTTTTTACCAAATTAGACTTAACCAGTTTGGTTCCCCTGAAATCTACCGTGCTTGGATAACTTGCATTTTTTTCCGAAGCGGGGGATATAGAAATCCAATTGAATTGATTAATGTCTGTTCCAAAATTGTTGTCTGCGGCAATGTAGTAGTTGATCGATGTTCCGGAAGGAATTTGCTGATCTACATCAAAAACAATTTTGTCTATAGCGAGATTGGGATTTTGATTGTTGGGCAAGCCCAAAGATTTACTTACATAGATTCCGGAAGAACTGTAATATGGCGCGGTGATAATTAACTCATCAATCCTAAAATCATATACATATATTGCCTGATTGTTTTTTGTTGAAAAGAAATCTGGTTCAATTTTTGTTAAATAAAGTTCAATCATAGAACTTTTTTTTGTTGTAAAATTAAAAGAAAAATTGTCATAATCGCTTGAACTATCTTTTGTAAAAAACAATGATTTATTTTTATCAACTGGATCAATAACCAAAAGACTTGTTTCGACTGGTTTTTTTGAATTAATTTTACCTTCTACAACAGAAATTCCAGGAGTTTCCGAATTATACAATGTAACAGGAATAGAAATCTTTAATGTGCATACGCCAATCGAGTTAGACTCATATTGCATTGACCATTCGCTGTTATTTAATCCATTAAATGCGTTGGAAATATCTATTGATTTTTCAGATATTTTTGTTACGCCATTAAAATAAACATCGGCTGTTGCATTAGAGACCTTGTTGAGAACATTGCCCACATAATTGAATAGCCCCGAAGTTTCTTTTGGCAGAGTTGCTTTTCTTGCGGAAGTATCCACGACCACCGTTGTATTGTTTAAATCGGTATTATTTGTATTGTTAAAAGCTTCTGTAAAAGAAAAATAATACCCACCAGTATTGTTAATACTAAACAAAAAATCATCAACTGTTTTTTCTAATTCAGCTCTTCTGGATTTAAGATCTTCTATTTTAAATTTAAATGCAGATATCAAACTATATAGTTCTTCTGTTTCTTCATAATAATTTTCATACAAAACATCTAAATTAAATCCATTATGCAAAAAGACTCTATTAAGTTTTTCTATGTCTATTTCTAGGCTTGAATTTAAATCAGAAAATGGCACCGGGATCGGTTGACCGGGTTTGAACCTTGAAAAGTATCTACCATATATTGAAGAAATTTCCTGCCTGGAAGGCTCACTGCCCAAGGAGTAGTATATCTTGTATATGGTTTCAAGAAATCTTCTTTTTTGTATATTTGCTATTGACATAATTATCTAAACCTAGCTCCAATTTTATAGTAATACAGTATTGGCGTGTTATTTGTTGTCTTGTCTTTTCTCATTTGAATTTTAATTATAATAGAATTGATTGGATTTGGAATTCCAGGATCAGTGCCTTTATTTAAATACCTAATTTGAGGTATTTGTATATCATCAGAAAGATTTTGATTAAACGATAAAACTTCATGAATTCCCGTGTAATTTCTTTCTACTGGCTGTATTGGATAAAAGTTAACCCCACCATCAACGCTGATAAAATATAGTATGTTTGACCCAGCGTTTTTTTGATTTTCAAGAAAATCCGCTGCATAAAGTGTAACCATATTAAGGTTGCCGGTTACAAAGAATGGTTTAGAAATTATTTCTGCGGACTCTTGAAAAGTCTCCCCACCAAAAGAAATATCTCTTATACCTATGCTTGCTCGTTGAGCTTTCAATTCTTCAAAATTTCTTTTTAAAACTAATTGAACTCTTGTAGTTTTATTAACAGCATCATTATATTTTTCCACAGAAGTATTATTAGCAGTTGCAGAATCTATGACCTTGAAACAGAGGCCAAAATTGTCCGATATGTCTGTCGATGCAAGTGTTGAAACAGCGGATGATCCGACTGCAAATTTTATATTAGTCGCATTTACAACTTCTGTGATTGTAAAGATTCCAAGAATATCCACCGAAGTCCATCTATCCCTAATGTATATCTTGTCTCCAACTTTTAATTGATGAGGATTTTGCGTAGTCAGGGTTGCCAAATTTGATGCGACTGAAATAGCATTCATTTTTATTTTTAAGCTATTTACTGAATTAGTCAACGACGGATCAATTAAAACACACGCCGACGGATAATTTGCGTTAATGATTCGATCCCTGTTTGCAATCAACAATTCTTGGGAAACAAAACCGATTGAGTTCTCTTTGATTGTGAATAAATCTATATTTAAATCTAACTCTTTTTTATACCAAAAAAAATCTTTTTTGTTAGCGGTTATTTTCAACTGATATTTTGTTTCTCCGGCCACCTGATTGTTGTATGTGACCAAAACTTGTTTTGTATCAGCTCCTGATGACTTTAACTCTGTTGGTCGATTAATGTTCGGGACCAAAGTCGTTTTATCCCAAACAATATTTTTTGCTTTTGCGCTCAATGCGGCCTCTGGCTGAAAATGAACCTGATTATTCCATTTTGCTGTTGAATTTAACTCGTACGGAGTCCAGTATGCGTGTTTTATTACAGTATCTTTGAATTCATCCTGCTCAAAAGTAATATAAACTCTGTTAACATGTTGTTCTTCAAATCTGAAGACACCTTTTTTATAGAAAAAATTTTGATAATTTTTAAGATTTTTCTTAGACAAATCAGAGGCTATATAAACAGGGCCTTTATTAATAAGTTCTTTGGTTACATTTTTATTCTCATCATAAAGTTTGATAGAAGTTACTTTGATGTTCTCAATGAGGGCGTTTGCCCCTTGAATATCGTAGCCAAAAAACGGCACTATGGAGATATAATTAATTTTTTCTCCAGATTTACTTTGTGTTGAAAACTCTAATGTTAATTTTAATGGTTTTGACGTATCAAATTTGCCCCAATTAATGTATTGAGATCCATTAAAGTATTGAAATTCGTACTCTGGCCTGCTGGTATAATTTGCCGCCAATACATTTATAGCCTCGTATTCAAAATACGTAGCTGGACTGTTGTCTACTATTGCTGATAATGTTGATCGCAAAATACTGGAGTCTTTTTCGTAAAGAAATTGACTTTGATTTACGTCTTTATAGAATAGGAAATGATTTCCCTTCAAACCATTTGATGTTCCAGCAAACGGTACCTCTGTTGATGTATTTTCATTGTAATTTTGATTTACAATATTAATACTACCGTTGCTTTTTTTGCTAGTAATTTTAGGTAGAGTCGCATAACCGTCTGATATTTCTGGTATCAATCCGGCTTTTATTTTTTTGGCGTCAACTTTTGATAAATCATTAAAAGAATCTCCAAAATATAAAATATCGGGCGAAAAATTTTCAGAATACATTTCAAGAACATTTATCTTTGATTTTATCCTGGATATGAAATTTTTTTCTGATTCTAATTGATTTGAAATCATATTAAAAGTATTGATGTGACTTGCCGACATCGTCTCTAATTGATGAGTCATAATGTTTAAATCTTTTGACATTAAGGATATCATTTCATTAAAAATTGCCGAGTTAGGAATGCTTCCTTTTTCGAATAAATTGATATCAAAAGAAGTACCGCCAACTTTTTTATGTATTTCTAACAATAATTTTTGATATTCTTGATTAAATTTATCTGGTTCTAAATTTTTTTTGATTAAATATTCGGTGATAAAATTTTGAACGCGCATAATTATTTGCGAATATACCAATGTGTCTGTTGATAATTGAGCCATATAATGCCTATTCTATTTGAGTTTTGTATTTATTATCGTATTTAATGAATGTGTTTACAATGCTGTCCTGGGATTCTATAGAAAATTTAAACAACAGTCTATCTATAGAATAATTGCTTAAAGAAGAATTTAGGTTTCTAAGCACTACCCTGTATCTAAATATGTCGGCGACATGATGATACAGTACTCTGAATGGCAAATCTATTGATTGATTAAACAAAAGGCTTCGACCATTGTGTATGAACAATAGTAAATCTGTCTTATAAAAAGACTCTTTTTTGGAGCTATCAAGAATATAATTCGTGAGATTGATAGCCACATCCCCGTCATCTAGCACGACTTTGACAGGGGAATAAGATGAGTAGTCGAAGTTGCCAAAAGAACTATTAGACGTGGTGATCGTGCCGTTTACGGGCGAATATCTGGCGTTTGCAAATTTTCCATAGTCTACGTGGGGGTTATGTAGCAGCTGAACTCTATTGCCAAAATCTGTTTTCTCAAATATTTCTCCGTTAAAACCATTGGTGCTTGCGGCGGTTAGTATTGGATTTGCCAAAGATCTTGAAAAAAGCGATATTTCCTTGCACGCCTTTTCATTGTTCGGTAGATAAGATACGGTGTAAGCGTCGAGTACTGATTTGTGGTTTAAGATTGTTATGTTTTTGCCATTGACTATAAACGTATGAGGATCTCTTCTAATGCCAAATTCATAAAGATTAATTGACTCTAAATTTGGAAGAAATCTTAACGCAGCTTCTCCTTTTAAATTGGGGAAAAGTATTTCTGTTTTTATAGTTGAATCATTAAACGGCATGATCGGAATCCAATCATTCTCCAATATTGGATTATCTTTTATGGAAACGCTAAATTCAGCCGATGTTTCATCGAAGGATGTGCTCGAGTCAGTTATTGATAATTCAGAAAAGTAATTTGCCATCATTTTTACATTGAGTGGTGTTCCTGGCACGGAGATGCGTTTGCTTACGTAAACTGATCTTCTTGGAATAACAGCGATATTTGTTGTATTCTCAAATATTACTATGTTTTTTAATGAAAACATATACTCATATTGATTTTGTATCTCGATGTTATTTAAAACATCTACTACATTTGTTTTATCTATGGAGCTAAAAGACTCTTCAATAAAATGAATATTTTTTGCAATATTGTTTGAATCCGCCAATGGTGCAATTCCGCCAGATGCAAATGTCGACATTGGTTTGTTAAGGTCTCTTAGGTTTGATTCTATATATGTGTTTTTTATAGAGGCCCTTATATTTGCCCCAATAGAATAAGATACTATTGAAAATATTAAGTTAGATAATATTGTAGTATTTTTAAATTTATTGTAAGAATCTAGATCGGAATAATATTGATTATTTTTAATCTGTTTTAAAACTCCAACACTTTTTTTAGATAAATCTGTTGGATAATAATACGTATAATCGTAATCGTATAATCTTTTATTTTTTAAAATATAATCTTTTGCGTAATCCTTAATAAAAAATTTTATAACCATATCCTGAAGAGTATCATGTCTTTTTTTTCTGTCTTGACGAATTTGTTTTGCAAATTCATTAACCATTTTTGCATTGACTTCTGATTGAATTGGGGTTATTTTTGTTCTAACATATTCTTTTTGCGCAAAAAACAACATAATAGATTTGATTAAGGTGTTGCCCGAAAGAGTCAAATCGAAACTTTTGTCAATGTAAACTGGTTTATCTAAAATAATATTTTTTTGAGAACTGTTTTGCGCTGATGAGTTTGGACTACTGCTTGGCCCGGAATCAACAGCTGCCAGCATAAGGTATAAGCCTTTTGTTACGTTTGGATTTATGTTAATTTTAGATACATTAATTTCATTATTTAATATAATTTCAACAGCGACTTGTGCGGAATCATCGAATTGTGAAGGTTTTTTATACTGCCCAAAATCTGCTCTATCAAAAATAGATTCTTTAATCCTGAACGGAGATTTTATTGTTAAATTCCATGTTTTGTTAGAAAAATTATCAAAAATATTTTCAATGTTAGTACTGCTTGAAATATATTCGGACGAAAAATTTGTATAGTATTTTATTTCTTTAATATTATCTTTGAAATTGTCTATTGCCGTTTCAGATTGGCCCGAAGAAAACTGCAAACTACCGGTCATAGGATCAACTATTGCATTTTCAATCGCGCTAAACGGCACTCCCGTTCTGTCAGGGTATTGAAATTGATTTGAATCAAACAAATTAGAGTTTAATGTATTATTAAAGTTTTCTACAAAATTATAATTATATAAATCATCTTCTCCAGACAAAAATGACCAATTATTAATATATGATTCTAGGTACAAAATATCTTTTTCGATTTTTTGTATTTCTCCAGAAAAAATAGTTGACATTGAATATTTTAACATCGCCAAAGATTGCGATATATCATAGTTTGTTTTAATCCTAAGATCCATATCCCTAAACAAATCAACAATTGGCTGTCTCTGAATGATGTTCATGCTTGAAACCAAACTTGGGATATAGTCGGACGGTCCAGCAAAGCTGGATATTTTGTCTATCAACCTGCCTATTTCAATTTTTTCTAGTTTAGATTCTGACAATACTGATTGTATCGTTCTTGTGGTTTGTCTCGTAAAAGACGAAATATGATCGCTTAGTTCCATCAACATTAGAGAGCTCTCCAATCGTTTCCATTCATATCCTGAATGTCAAAAGCTACTCCTGCAGTTAAGTTAGATCTCACTATATCGTAAATATCGTTAACATTTTGAAAGTTCTTCCTAACTTTATCGGGTATTTGCACTATAACATATCCGCCATTTGGGTATATTTTTCCTCTTCCGGATTGAATATCGTTAAATGAAAGTATGCTTACATTAGCTTCTGATTCTTCGCGCATCGAAACATCGGGCGCTATGCCACCGCCCTTCACTCTAAGATCGTTTATCTCTACATTGTTAATATTGTACAGATTATTAACAATAACGGCGCCAATATAAAGAGCAAAAGGATTAAATAAATTTGTGTTGTTGAAGATATCTGTATTAAACGAGTAGTCAACAATACTGTTGGGCTCTTGATAATCGGATACATTGACATATTCTCCATCCACAAGCTCTTCTACGGTAGTTGGAAGAATATAGAAATACATTTTTGACAACCCCGCAACCTTCATTGACGCCAGGCCTGCACTAACATTTTTAAACGCTTGTAAAATTACTTGGTCTCCGCCTGCATTGGCGACAGTAAAACAACCTAATCCAGAAAAGTTAGAGTAAGGGTTTAGGGGTATTTCATTGCCTTGTATGTTGTAAAGCATAATATTCGGATTTTTAACAACGTAATTTACTTTAATTTTTTGAGGATCTGATGGTACTATTTCTTTTTCAAAGAAAATTCTTCCGGTATGTTTATCAAAATTTTTAATCATATCGTCGTCAATCAGTTCAAATTGTTTTTTTGAATTTTGTATATAAATATCAATCCACGGTTTTATCGGACTTGCATCAGTGTATTTTTTATTAATTGCGGTGACGTTTGTTTGAACTTGGCTGACGTAAAAAGATCCATGTCTAACTTGAATTTCATTCTCTGACAATACAATTGGATTTTCTTCCATAATGTCGTAATAACCAGACCCAAATATTGGAGAAGATGGTATTTCTATTCTTGTAGTATCGTAAAAACAACGCAATTCTTTGCCTTTATAATTTTTTTTCCAATCATAAAAAGGATAATTTATGGGTATTTCTATCTTTTTGTAGAATCTACCCCTGCTTAAATTAACAAACCATTGATCAAATTTTGACAAATCTTTTGGAGGAGTCGATAAATAAATTTTTGGCCTACTACTTACGCGCACTAGGTAAAGTGGGCAAATGTTTTTTGCTGGAAAAGAAAATTCAGAAAGTGTCCCAACACGATTTTCTAAACCGATAATATTTTCCAAAGTTGAGGCATCTCTGTCGGCATCATACGCATGGACGGCAATGTAAATGTCTCGTTTATTTCTTAAATAATATTGATAAGATAGTTTAATCCCTAAAAATTGTTTTGTTCTAATATTGTAAAAACCCCATTGTAATCCGTCGGGCGGAGCTGTCAACGTACCGTTTTTGTCTTTGAGATCCCACTTAACTATTGTGTTGCCAAAAGACGTTTCTACGTTTGGCATAATAAATTTAGAAAAATCTGGCATTCCTGTTGGATTACCCAAAGCGTCTGTTAATACCACGATACCGTCTTTTGCATTGACCGACAATTTAATGTTTTGTTTTGATTTTAAGCTGGTTATATCCGCGTCTGCAAGATAGAAATTATCAACTGAATATTCTTCCGAGAATTCATCAGATATTACCTCTATTCCATTTGTTGTTACAATTAAATATTGCGGCGCTCTGTTTGTTAAAATTGTAAATTGTGAAGCGATTTCGGAACTGGTAAGATTTTTGCTTTCGGTAGGAGAAATTTTTTCAACTTTAGATATGCTTAGATTAACACCTTCAATAGAAGCCCCCCCTGAAAGGGGAGAAACAACAATCGTTGACTCATCTTCCTCCCAATTATATTCATCATTTATATCATTGATGCTACTTGAATAAACAATCTTGTTAAAAGATTTAGAGAATTTTTTTTCTACCGGATTACCTTCATCGTCGATTAACGGTTTATCATCAACTATGGGCACTACTTTCATCGATATTTGATCAATTTTTATCTGGGTCACTTTGGTTCTAGAGGCGGAAGAAATTGCTTTTGCGATAGTTCCCAAACTAAAAACCCCATAATCTCCAGAATCTAAAAAGGTTTCACCGGATATAACCCCGGTAGCCCTTGCTTGTGCGCTTACTCCGTCAATAACTGTAGTTTGTGGTGGGACTGCAGCTATTGGCGTACCAGGCGTTCTTATTTTGAATGAAATATCTTGTATGGAAAAACCTTCTGCGTTGGGACCGTGAACCCCGTCATTTATGGATTTTCCAACAACCTCAATCATAATGTATTGAATTTTTCTTCTGTCCGCGATTGGCACTGAAATGGAAGTATTGGGCGACAAAGACTTCAATACTGGCACTATGTTTGACGGACCAGCCTTGGCCGCAGACGGTCCAGGCCCGGGACCATTCCAATCGGGATCACGATCGATTGTGGATCCGGCAAATTGCGGGATACTATGTGCAGAAGCCGCTAAATCTTGCTCGTACAAAAATATTTGCTGTACGCCCAAAGACCATCCCCCCGCTTTAATTTCAACAGCTAATAGTTCTTGCCATGCAAAAGATTCTCCCGATTGTTGTTTCAGCTGCGGAACTTCAACGACTATAAAATCTTGAATTGTGGTTGGTCCGGGAATTCCTGTATAACTTATTCTTCTATATTCATCTGAAGATGATGCGTTGCAAACTACGGCAATATCCGAATACTTGAGCGCATTTTCGATATACGGTTTGGCTTGTTCTGGGGCTTCTTTTTGAAGTTTTTCAAATTTTGCTTTGTTGTTTTTATACAAATCAAGCCAATATATTGCCATGCATGCTTTAGTTTCGGAATCAACAATTCCTTCGTTTCTAAAAGGGTTCAATTTTTTGTCGGCTTGATATTTTGTTACAGCGCTTGCGGTTTGGTTTCCATAACTTCCATCAACGTTAACAGAATAATTATTTAATTTAAGAGTATATTGTATGTAATATACATAATTATTTTGTACAGGGTTTGCGCCTGTGCCGCTACCACTGCCGCTGCCGCTGCCGCTACCACTACCGCTACCGGGAGGTTTGTTAGTGGACGGTTCTCGTTGTGCAACAGGTTCCCATACAAACCAAGGATCAAGAAAATGATTTAATTGTTGTTGAAAAAAATCTTTTCCAGTTTTTTCTTTATCAAAATTCTTAAAAATTGTTTCAAGAACAATTCCCTTTTGTGCAAGCTTCGATGATATTATATCTTTTATTTTTAAAGAATTTTTATAAATGCTACGCAGTACTTCTATTTTTTCTTCTTTTGTTGATTGACGTATTGGGCCCAACCCCACAGCGACGACAGGACCCATTGGGCTATTTATTATCTGATTTTTTAAAGTGTGAAACTGGATGCTATCAACTCCTGGAATTTGATAAAATTCAAAAAATTCCCATTTCTTTTTAAGCGTTGCTACTTCATCCGGATGAATCATGCCCCTTGATAATGAAGGTAAATTAGAGTGTGGATCTTTTAAATGAAACCAATAAAGAGTATTCTGGTTTTTTGCAAAGTTTCCCCAGTCAAGTTTTTTTAAATAATTATTGATTCTATTTTTTTCACCGCTGAGGTGGCTTCGCTTTATCGCTAAAATTCCATTGATTTGGGGTTATAGATCCAGTCCATGTATCGTCCGATTGATTAAATTTAGAAAAATCTTTTGGTAGAACGACTATGGCCGATGTTGTAGATGTGGATCCGGTGGAACCAATGGATGTGGATGTGGATGTGGATGTCGTATTTTTTCCGACCATGTATTCATCCCATCTTTTAGATCTTGGGATGTCGAAAGTGTAGTGGAAACTATTTCTCGGACTTGCTCTATCAACCGGTTTTAGGGATTGAATATCTGTCAAAGAATAAATGTTTGTTGGATATCTATATTTATGAAAAGGAGAATTTGTATTAGATATTACAATTGGATTTTCATCCCTCGCCTGTTGAACGGATATAGAAGTAACGCCATCAGGGATAGCTTCGCTGCCTCTTTTGCTGATGTAACTTATGTTTCCCACCGTTGCATTCAAGGGGGTGCTGAAAGGAGTGGTCCAGTGGACCTTGAAAGTATTTCGGTTAGTTTTTGTTTGGGTTACAAATATTTGAGTTTTAAAATCAAAATCATAGTCTTTTACGAATTGACTACCCGGCAGATATTCTTTTGGCGTCTTTATAACAGATTTACCTAAGCTTTGATATCCAACAGAAGTATCGTTGTAGTCAAGTACGATATACGGATAATAAATTGATTCTATATTAAATTGTCTTGATATTACGGTTGAGTACGCGTCTAGGGTGAGCGCTCCGTCGGCAAGGAGTGGTTTAGTTGAATCATCTAATTTGAATATATTATAGGTTGTTTTTGTTTCCCCAAACAAATAATCTTTGTTTTCAATTCGATAAAAATCCAAAAATGCCACGTTATCATTGGTACATTCTATATAGAAATCAACATTGCTGTAGTCGGCGTTTATTATAGATGCCGCGTCTTGCTCGATCGAGGTCGCCTCAAAGTCGTTGATCAAAAGTTCTCCAATTGACGGAACTAATTCTCTACAAAATTTTGGATCATATACCGCAATCTCAATGTCGGTAGTTCTTCTTTGTTTATCGCTAAACTTGAATTCTTTTTTTTCATCATCAAACAAAACGGTAACTTGTCCATCTTTTCTCAAACCGTTAATTGTCCAGCTGTTTCTCCACGGCGAAACGTGCCAAACAATAGTTGAATTATTGGAAAATTTAGTTCTGCTGTTAACTTTATTTTTATTTGCCTCAGTCAATATATTGTAAAATAATTTATTTGGGCCAAGCACAGCTGCGCTTAAAAATGTGGTTTGATCCCCAACCACACCGACCGGAAATGCGTTCACACTTCCATTGTTAGACCCCGACACTCCCAAGCCGCTAGTCCCATAGTTGTCATTGATATAGCTCAAAAATGGATTAAGACATAGGATTGCAAATGAAGAAAACTCAGAAGCAGTATTGTATTTGTCTCTAAGCATTGCGGTATATTTTTTAGAACCATCAACAATAGAAACTATTGATTGCGCTGAACCGTCTGATGATTCAACATCTTTATCAAAAACCCTAATTGGATTAACATTTCTGTTGTTTAGCAAATTTGTTCTGCTACCAAAAACATTGTGATTTTTATACGAGTCCTTTTCTTGGTATTCCGTTAAATCCCAGCCATTGAGATAATCGTCTCCCTCTTCATATTCTTCAACTATGTTAATATATCCAGTAGTTTTGGATATTGAATTTAAAGAATAATCAAAATTTGATAAACCAGAAGAGGAAAGAGAAGTTTGATCAAGCATTGAACAGTCGATAAATACTGAAACACCATTTTCCAAAAGCATGTCTAGCGCCCTTTTTTGAGAGCTGGTTATTGTTTGGTTTGGTGTCCAAACAACGAAGTCATACCCAAACGGATCTACGTTAACATTTGTTATGGTAGTGCTAATAAATTCGTCAATGTTAAGAGCCCAATATTGACGTTGCGTTTTATTTGATCCCGTTGGACTTAATGGATTTTCAAACAAGAAATTTTGTTGGTTTATTACTGATTCTTCTAGGTTTGCAAAAATATACGGATTGTGCATGTTTTCAATAAGGCCGGAATATAACACGGCGACATTAAGAACAGCTCTTTCTGTATTTTGATGAATATCTTTTATGGTGCTAAAGTCATATTTTATTTTTGCTACCAATCTCCAGTTAAAATTTTGAAATGTTCTTGGATCTTGTATGGCTTTTATTGGGGTAACTATTTTCCACCCCTCATCATTTGGCGCCTGCTTAAGCAGCTTGTTTTCTTTGTGGGAAAACAGTTGTGTTGAATAAACTTTTTTATCGACAGAAGAAGGATCAATTACCTCCGATTCTTCAACCACGTATGAGTAGAGTGGCATTGCATTAATGTATTCTCGATAATTTAAAAATTGGCTGTGAGGAATTCCATCCGAAGTCCTTTCAAACTTGTCGTAAACCAATTGCAAACCGACCGGATCTGGTTGATCTAGGGCAACTATTATTCTGTAGTAATTTCTAGAAGAAATTGTAGGCAGTTCGTTTTCATATCTCTCAATGTAAATTTCATATTTATTTACACCATATTCGTCTATGTGTTGATCACCAGATGAATTTATTACTCTAATATTATATTTTTCTGGATCTATAATTTTTAAAGAATTTCCTATTCCATTATAGGTTGCTGCATTTGTGGGGAGTATTGTAAAATATCTACTTACATAAAAGCTGTACGCAAAACATTTAATTTCAAAATCATTAATTTTGTTTGAATAATTTCTATCAATAGGCTCATTTGAGTTCGTGATTACATGATTTGTAATTGAAACTTCTGAATTTTTGACTATTGGAGAATGTTTGCTTTGAAAAGTTTCTGAGTTTGTTTTGGCATATCTGAGCACGCCGAACTCGTCTGCGTACATTACGGCATTGTCTTTTGTTGCCGTCGTGGCATTAAAGTTTTCTCTTATTAAATTTGACGTATCTATAACGGATAAATGATCCTGTGGACTGACCCCATTGGTTGAATACCATCCGAAGATTTACGGCGTCGGAAGGTAACGTTTTTCCTTTTTTAATTGCAAATTCTTTTTGATCGTCAGTTAAATTAACAAACTGTTCCACATTATTCCTCTTCGTAATCTGGTCTTAAATTGTTATACGTGTCCACAACATACGGGGTCGAACCCAGTAGTCCCATTTGATATTGAGAATATCTACTAATTGGGTACCATAACGGTAAATTCCACGAAGTTTCTTGTGTTGATTCGTAATATACTTGATTTGTATGTTGATCTTTTTTAAATACTGGGTCTGTAAGGTAATGATTATGTGCCTCAACATCGGTTTGAATTGAATTTAAAACCGGCTCAGAAGAGTTTGATTGATTGACGTCGTATCTTTCATACCAGTAAACTATATCCCCAACTATAGTAACGGGATTTGTCTGAGGAGCGCTATTAAAGCTACTGTCTACAACTGTAAACCAATATCCGGGAGTGGCGTCGTTTTGAGCTATATACGGTCCAATTTTAAAGTTACCACTACTGTCTGCTTTGACTTGACCAGATTTTAAATACTGATTTGGGGTGTCTGAAGAAGTACTGTACGGAAGCTTTAAAGCTTCATAAAGCGAACGAGCTTTTCTCCAATAAACTATTGCGTTGGGTGTTGCGTTTCCATAAATATTTTGTTTCTCTTCTCCGTCTGCATTTATGACTTTTTTAGCAACTTCCGCAGAAAGTTTCTTGGTGTTGTCTATTTTTGGCACGACTAAATACGAAACAGTTGCTGATTGTTGGTTTTGATTATCCGATAGATAAACATGATTTAAAATTGGTTTTTCGATCGCAGCATTTGTGTACTTAATATACGCTTTTGAATATCCGTCTGAATTTGTTAGCACAGACGAGGGGGTAGCTTGAGCGCCTGGTGCGTTGATGTTTATTGGCACAGAAGGTTTAGGATTTTCGTTTGCGTCTTTTGTCCAAATGTTTAAAGCCATAAAATTTTTATTCCCTTGAATGACTTGATTTGGAGAAAGTTGCGCTTCTATTTTTGCAAACGGGTACGACAAATGGGATAGATAAACGAATCCTTCGTCTAAGGGAGAAAGCATCGGGTTAAGATACATATCCTCAATCAAGTAGTCTTCGTCAAAAACGTTACCCTCATAATATACTTTAGTTTCGTAACTATAGTTTGGTGTAGTCAAAAGTTTTACAACCGACCTATAGGAATTGTCCAATGAATTATAATGTTCATTGTCTACGTTGAAAGTATTTTTAACCCTATAAGACACTTTGTATTCTTTGCCAACATCAAAGACAGGAGTAGAGGAGTTTGTGTGGTCAATAATATTGGCGTCATATTGTTTTGAATCCAAAATTGTTTGCCCAGTAAATTGATCTACAACTTTTAGGTCGAATACATTTGAATAAGCGAGTGATAAATAATTTTGAAAAGTCGGGTTTATATATTCAACATTATAAGGGCTATAAACCGTTGGGGTGGCTTCGTCTGCAAAAGCCACCTGGGTGTAATTTACTGTGCTTCCAGTAACAGCGTTTGCAACAGTAACTATAATTGGAGCGCCTTGTCTGGCGATTGAGTCCAGCACAATTGAGTTAGTATTGAGGGCTTTCTTGAATTTAGGATTGGAATATATATATTTAACTTTCCCGTTTTGGAAATACCATCCAGTATTTATTGACGGGCTTATATGATATTCAGTTTTTGGGTTTAGATGTGCCTTAAAATAGACGCCTTTAATAATATATTGATCAGATGATTCATCTAGGTAATTTAGAGACGAATCAATGCCTATATTGAACGTATCATGCCACGGCAAATATTCCACAACAACTTCGTCATTCTCATTCAACACTTCGATATTATTAATAATTAAATAGTCGCTCGATGCGTAGGCGCCAAGGCCAAAATCTGATCTTTCAAAATCCAATGGTCCAATCACTAGATTGTATTGCGTATTGAGAAGGTCATAATTTGTCGCTGAATATTCTTGCACTACACCGTTACTGCCAATATAAAAATTAATATTTGATTGATAATCAGCTGTAAATGGTTCCCATTTGAGAGAATCAAAAGGATAATCAGAACTGTCACCTGAAGATATTTTCAAATAATCTGGAGTGGCGTTGTATGGAAATTTTATATCCCTAAAATAATACAGTGGAGTCGAACCGGACCCAGGACCAACCTGGGTGCTATAATAGTTCGGCATTTGTTCCGGTGTTGCAAAATTGGGATTAACAAAACTAAAAATAATATTTGGACTTGCAGACAAAAGATGATATTCGTTCGTATCTCTATTCAAAGACACGCCGCCGTATCCGGAATAATATCCCGAAGAATGATCTACGTCGTATGAATCTTCTACAACATTATCTATATGAACATATAAAGGAGTAGCGTTTTGGGGAATAATAATATTTTTAAGAATGTCTTGAGGCGTAAATATTATAGGGCTGGTAGAATCTATTTTGCTGTTTTTATTAATGACAAGACCAAATCTGTCTGATCTTACTTTCGGAGTATTTAAAACTCTTGTTTTTAAGGGATCGTATATTTTTGAACCAATTTTTAAACGCGTTGCGTATGGAGAGTCGTTAATTTGAGCTGCTGTTTTTACAATAGTTTTATTGATTGAATCAATTTTTTGAGTTGGAGTTGCGTCAACGAAACCAATAAACCCATAGTCGCCAGTTGAACCAAGATAGTTAGTGCTATCGACAAAACTAATTGTGGCTTCATTCACGGCGTAAAGCGGTATTTCGCTAAAAGAATATGATTCAGTTGCGGACACATTAAAGGTGTTGGTATACGGAGTGCCGCCGCTGTTATAATAAATTGATTCTCCTGTTGTAAATCCCGAAGGATTGAATATCGGTCTGACAATGTATTCTTCGGATGACCCTGGTGCGTGCAAGTTTTTTGTTACATCTTTGTATTGAGCTTTATAAACGGTATTGTTGAATACGTCCCCATGCAAACCTAATTTTAAAAATACATCATAATTTACCGTTGCCGCAGAATTGTCTACATATTCTTCCAAATATGACAAATAGCTATCATGTTGAATTTTAATTGGTTCATAAGCGTTTTGATAATCATCGTATTTAATTCCATGAACTTTGATACCAAATGAGTATTGGGCTATGTCTTTATTAATTTTTTCTAATTTTATTTTAGCGTCTTCAAAATCCCCAACCCCGGGCTGAAAAATATCAATATAAGAACTTGGGGTGGCTGCATCTGTTATTTGTGGGATGCACGAAACGCCTTCAGATTTTTGACCAGCGTAGTCCCAATATGCCTCTCCCCATTGAATATAGCCTAAATTTGTTGGATAATTGATATTGATATAATCAACAAAATCATAAAAACTTTTTGTTGGAATTCCTTGTTTTGAAAAATACTTGGACATGGTATTCATGTCAAATATTTCTATAATTTCCGGTGTAGCCCCTTGATAATTAGAATCTGGCGTGGCCCCAAACGCCCTCCATATGTCAAGCTCCCTTCTTAATGTAAGCTTCAATCCCTCTTCGTTGATTGCGGGTGGATTTTTGCTGACATCAAGAATTCTTTTTGCAAAAGAATCATTGGATTCAAGATATAGTCTTTGCAAACCAACTCTAAGCCCAAATTCATCAAAACTATTTAAAACCTGAGTTGGGATTGATTTTTGTATAGCGTTGTCAATTGACAATACATTGAATTTTCTCAAAGTAAACAACTGACCTGTTGTAAAATTATAAAAGAAAACATAATCTGTCGTTCTGTGCTCCAACAATTCTTTCATTGTTGAAACTCTTGCAAGCTCTACGTTATCTCCTAGAACTTTTATAAAAGCTGGGGCAACCGGCGCACACAAATAAATCCACGCTTTTTCGTTTTTGTCAGCGGAATCAATAAAGGAATCTATTTCAATCCTAGATATAAGTGCGTCGATTTGATCTAAATCATCTCCCAGAAGAGCGTTGACAAATTTTCCTGCTGTTGTTTGCGGAAGTGCTAATTCTGGCGTTGATCTTTCTAGGGAATCAGAATATATTTTAGTCCAAGAAGGGAACCTGTCTAGTACGCTTCTTGTGTGATCCGAAATAATTGGATCTATAATATTTTGTATTTGAATTTGTACTAATAGTAAAAAATTAATATTACTTAAAGAAGATGAGGAAAAAAAACTGACAATAAACTTAACATATCTTTTAACTCCCTTTAAAAATAAAAGAGAAGTGTTTTGATTTACTGCGGCAATTTGTTGCCATTCTGACGTTTTTGAATTGGGGTTGTCAGAACATAAAATTTGTATTTCTATTTTTGGAGTTTCTGAACCAGGTAAATTGTTTATTGCGTGCTTGTAGCCTATTATGTCTGCGCGGCTTGAAGTGTCTACAAATCTATAAAAAGGATTGATTTGATAATTTGGGTCAAGTTTCCAATATGGAGAAGAATTATCAAAATCAAATATATAATAATTATCTTGAGCTTCTTGATTGGATTGAAAAATTTGAAAAATTCCGGGAATCCGTATCTAATTTAATTTCTCCATAATTTGTTACTTTTTCCGATCCATTTATCGACGGCGTTGCATTTTGTAAAATTTGGGTTCCAACAAAAGTTCTGTCACCAATTTCATTTAAACCGTTTGCTGATCTAACAGTTGAGTAATTTGTGTAAAATCTATTTGAATAAATATCAATGATGTTAGAGGTCCAGGTATTGGCACTTATATTAAAGTCATTTTTATTTAAAGCTAAAAAATAAGTTTTCATTTACCTATCCTAAATTTAGTTATCAAGCCAAATTGAATATTCTGAAGTAACCCCATTAACTGGATGAATGAACATTAGGTGTTGCGACGGTCTGCACATAGAGTTATAAAACTCCTGCGCATAAGTATTTGTGCTTTCCGGAGAACCAGATACTCTTAAGGTTGATGTGCCAATTGTCATCTTTGACTGCTGATGATAATGACCCATAAAGACATCTTCAAATTCTTCGGGGATGGCCCCATCTTTCCAGCCCATCACCTTTCTATAGTAAGAGGTGACCGTATTTGGTGACGGCATTTGATCACCGTGAATAAGAAGACTTTTATATGAACCAATTTGATCAACGGCATACCAGTGTCTTTCGCCTCGACCATCTGGTATATTAAAAGTTACTCTTGGTTCATTGTTGAATATAAGACTAATTATTTTATAAAGCAGTCTGTCCATATTTGATTCTGGATCATACATTTTTCTGTTTCGTCCACCAACAGAACCATGATTTCCTATTACTCCCGTAACATTTATTTTATCAAAAGTTTTTAATGCGGTTATTATAAATTTTGACAAAATTTCTGGTCCGTTTATCCCTACTTGCCTATAAATACCAGAGTCTAGCAGGTGACTTTGTCCTGGAAAAATTTCTTCACCCTCAACAATATCGCCCAAAAGCCACAAATGAAGAGTGTCAACAGGATGGTCTGCTCTTTGCATGTCAACTATTTTAAGCATTTTTTCGGTATAAATATCAATTCTTTCAGCTAAAACATCGGAATTATAGTCGGGGGTTAATTTGCCCAGTTGCCAATCAGAGAACACCGCAACAGCGACCTCTGTGTCGCCGCTCCCACGCTTGATTATCTGTTTTGTTTTGGGGACAATTATATTGGCGTTAGCAAAAGCATCATATGCGGCAGCATAAATTGCGTTTATGATTTCAGCTTTTGAGTGCCTATACTTGTCTATTGATCTTGATAATCTTTTATTTTCAGACCTAAGAAAATCTATTGTATTAGAAGCGATTGTTTGCTCTGGGCGTTGCAATGAATTAATATTGTTATTTAAACCCGTTTGTTCTTCCTCTATTTCATCAAAAGTATCATAAAAAGATTCTTGCCCTGTTGCAAAATACATAGAGGCTTCATCTTCTTCAATCTCTTTTGTAAAAAAATTATCTGCCATAATTAAGCCCGGAACATTCTCGTCTCCGTCAAGCACGCCTCTTGCGTGTCTCATGTTTTTTGCTTTAATTATGTGCGTTTTGGTGACAAGGAAAATCTTGTCTGACATATATACCGCTCTTTCAGTTCTAATATCCTGTAGAAGACATTATAACAGAAAAAATATCAACAGTTCCAGCTATCATGTACTGTCTTTCAGATGCAAGAGTAAATGCGCCTTTTGGAATTTCTTGCCCTCTTGCCGTCAAACTAAGAAGATTCACTGACGTAATAAAATCGGAAGATCCCCTTATCTGTGATTCAATATCGGAAAATGTCAATGTTCCGCCAATGGTAAATGAATTTAAATATCTTTTGACAAAAATTTTTGCTTGATTTTCAAGAGCAAGTACTGCGGCCGCAGACAAACCCTGGGGGAGAACAATGCTTGCGGAAACGTTAATCGGCACTCTTTCTGCTATCCTTATATTGAGTTTGATGCCGACTGGTTTTCTTGGCGAAATATTGTCTAGCACGTTTTGAACAAAAGACGGGCTAATCGTCTGACTTTCTGGAACAACTATAACATCACAAGATCCCATCCCATAAGATGATTCTCTTATTCTCACGTCCCTAACGCCAGGGAGTGCAAGTGTGTTCAATCGCATAGATTCAGCTGTTCCATATGATTTTTCTTTTATGGAAAAAGCGATTCTTCTTCTGAATGAATCGTCACTTTCCATGCCCGGCATTGCATGAATCTCCTTGGTATTCGTACAAAAAATTATCGAACCATCCAATGAAGAAAAATTATGTTTTGTTAAAGTATTTTTTGCGGCTGTATAATTTTGTTGGTTAAAAGAAGGAGAAATTCTTCCATATGCCCTGGTGGTGCCCGCAATAATTGTAACCGAATCTACTAGCTTGTATTGAAATTGTTTAGATGCAAATTCTGTTACGTCGTTATAAATTAAAGTATTTTTTGGAACAACTATATCTGAGCCAGATGGTGCCGTGATGTAAAACTCAATATTATAACTTAATCTATCCTGTTCTACCTCTGGAGACACCGCCTTTCTTCTGACGCCATAGAGTTCCCCAATAAGATCCAAGGATCTTCCCGAAGCTGTGGCCATGGAAGTCTGATCAACACTAAATTTTAAAGCCTCATATAAATCGCCTACTTCAACGGCGATTGATTCGGCAAAGGCTCTTGCTATTGAGCCAGGATACGTGGCGGTAATGCCAGCATTTTTTTCTAATGAGTTCATTATTCTACCCAAGATTTCAGTTTTTGTTTTGCTATACACGATTGGCATTGTTTGCTCCTATTTAAATTTCTTGAGTTATAGAAAGGGTAATTGGCTCTATTGAATTGTCTTCAATATGTACATCAAACCTAATCGCCGTTGGGGAGGTTGGAACAGCGTCTATGGAAATCGATCTTCCTTTGAAAATTCCCCCCTGAGTTTCGTTTTCCAAGGCTTGTCTTATTATCCTTTTGCCTATTTCGCCAGTTGTCACGCTCTGCGGCATACCTCTAAGCATTGATAGGTCGCAACCAAGCCTTGGGTAAACCGTAAAATCATTTGGTTCTGTCATTAAACGAATAAAAATTTGTTGCGTGTCTCTTTGCGCTTTGTTTTGAATCAAAGCTATATCTTTGTTGCTAGACAACTTGATATCTCCGTCGTATCCTAAGTGAAAATCAGGCATTATTTGTCCAAATCATTTTTTATCCATGGAAAATTCTCTAAACTGTCTGGGTTATTTAAATCATTGTTTTCAATTTTATCTAAAGCCTGTTCAAAACTATATCCATTTAACATTAAATCAATCAATGAAACAACTTCCGAATCACTGTGCGTTTTAGCATAGGCGTTTATTAAATTTTTTTGCTCTAGCGTAAGCCCGTTTGAATCGGATGTATTTAAAGAATCATTTTTCAACGACAAGCCTAAGCCATATTCACCCATAATAGTAATGGCGCTTTGTTCTTGAGTTTGGGTAAATTGTTCCAAATTGTTTAAAAAATGATTCGATTTGTAATATGCCGGATTATTTGAAAAATCGTTTGTTTTTAATAAAGCTGGTTCATTATATACATCCGATGCTGGATTAAAAGACTTTCCGTTCCACCTTAATCCGTCATCGTCTCGGCAGAAAAATTTAATTGAGTCTGCAATAATAGAAACACTTCTGGTGTTTGGATTTAAAATCAAACCTATACCTGGGGCGGCAAAAATCTCTATTTCTCCAGAGTCTGCGATCCTTATGAAACCCTTATTGTCTGGATGGGTTATTCCAACTTCCCTATTGGAAAATTCTTTTCTTCTTTTGAGTTCAAAACCCTCATCAAAAACATTTGGTTTTTGCGATATCTCCTCGTTGTTATATTGTGGCATGGTGTTAGCTCATGTACTTGGGAACGCCAGTATCTACGGACGTATTTCTTACATTTTTATGTGAGTGAATTTCATTAAAATACATTATAATATACGGACCTTCTTCATGCTGGTCCCTAAAACCCACAAGACATCTTGTTCCTGGAGAGGGTGCTACCGATTGTATTCCGTATGTAAACGGACACGGAACATTGGGAAGTATGTTTCCCACAACGCTTGAGTATTTCTCGTCAACCATAACTGTTGCAGTATTGTTGTGAGAATTATAGCCCATAACAGTTCCAGGTCTATTTTTAATTTCTTTAAATTTTGAGTCTTCAATTTGATCGGTAATTTTTTTATCAAATTTTGGATAATTGATGGGCATGACGCTCCTCTTTCTTATACATTTTCATCGTAATATTCTCCGTTCATCCAGTCCTCAATATACGGAAATGGTTTGTCTCCTTTAAATTTATCTCTAATCCATTTTTTTAAATAATCTATTTTGTTGCCATTAGCAGTATATACCTCTGATATTACAGAAAAATATACTCTATTAATAAAGCCATAGGTTCCTTTATAGTCACCCCACGGCCCAAAAATATAGCTATCAAACTGTTGATTATTTTTTATTTTTTGATAAGCGCGTTTATCGTCAGCGCAAACAGCAAGTGCGTAAGCTTGGTTGTATGGAATAAATATTCTTTGATCCACCGTTGATCTGGTAGCTTTGCGTGTTTCAACTGCGCTTGCAAGCTCAGATGTTGATAGGCCCTCCTGGAGAGAATACGCCAATTTAAAACCCAATACATTCTCATCATTTGGATATTTTAAAAAAAATGTTTTTGAGCCATGTGCCGCTGGAAGCAAATTGATTTGAAATAAACCAAAAGAAAAATCTTTGCTTTTTCTACTCTCATTCAACTGTCCTGGTCTAAACTTAGATTCTCTTTCTGCAATTCCAACAAATATTGCAGCGACTTCTGGACTATACAAATTGATTGTAATCAACATTTTGTATATTTCATCTGGGGAAAGAGCTGCATCTGGTTTACTGAAATAATTTATTTTTAGTTTGTCAAAGTTTGTATCTGAAATTCTGTCCACGCTACCATAAAAATCATTGTTACTTGAAAGTGGTCGCAATTCTGACTGGGTCAAAAAAGACCCCGCTCTTTTTGCGCTGAAACTTATGTGGATGTGATTCCTGTGGCTTGAGTCGCAAGCAAAATTAACGTATGGAGAAAGTCCTTTATATTTTTCTCTTACGGCCGAATTTGCGTCTTCTAAACCTTTTTCTAATACACCCAATTCAGTGGCTAGTTGATCGTGCACTACAATCAAATCCGGATGCAGCTCTCTTGGTAATTTTTGAAGCGTAGACAAAAGCAAATCCAAACCTTTTCTATAGGAATCTAAGTTTGTAACTAAATCTGTTGACGTACTAGCGTCAGTTCCTACCGAGTGTATGTCGTATCCTCTTCCAAACGAATGATCTGAAATGGAATTATTTTCTGCGGTTAGGCCAGAAAAATTTGGCCCGATTATGCCTCTATCAGTTCCTTGGCCGCCCTTGATATATATTGAATTTGTCAACTGCAACAAAAGCTCAAGAAGAGCTGCGGATACGTGACAATTTTTTGTGCCAGTGCCAAGATATTCTTTTGCTAGCGGTATTGGGGCTCCACGGCCGTTATCAAAATAAGTTCCTTCTTGATAAAGCCCAAAACTTAAGCCACTTAGCTGTTGATGTGCTTTATTTTTGTCAAAATCAATTTGAAACATGTATATGTTTCCGCCAAAATTAGTTTTTTTATTTAATTCTGCTATTTTAGTCGCGTAAATTTGTTTTTCTGATTCAGTCAAGTTTTCTAATAATGCAATTTGTCTTGAGCCACCATTAAAAGATTCCGCATTTGGTTCTGCGGCGTAACCACTGAGGCTATGTGGATATGTTGTACCGTCGCTGCTGCCCACCATGCCACCAGAGCCAGTGTCTAAGGTTGTCGAATTTATAACTGTATCATTCAAGGCTTTGATCGTCGCCTCAAATCCACTAGGAGCTAGGCCGGTTGTTATAACCGATTGTTTCATTATTTCTGCACGGGCTGCTGCGCCAGTTAAATATTTTGAGTTGGTTGGATCGTCTGGATCGGGTATCTTAACATCGTCGTCAATCTCCGCACGAGATGCTATGATTGAATGCAAAGCGGATTGTGTTGATTGAGCATAGGCTGCGGTTACAAAAGCCGGATTCCTAAATAAACCATCCCCTTGCAATAATTTTGCGGGGTCTGCACTCCTAAGCGTTCTATCTTTCATCGGTTGTTTGGACATCGTAGTATTTTTAATTACTACTTCTCCGTTGGGATAAAAATGAGAACCAACTTTATCTACGATACTTTTAGTGCTTGATAAATCAGATCCATCAAATTCAAAATCTGACATTTTAATAGCCTCCTACCTCTCTGGGGATTGCCATAAGCTCTTGTGTTGTATACAATGCTGGCCCCTTGATTGCCGTAAGCCCCTTTGTATAAACTGAAGCCAGCCCAGATATGACTAGTTCCCAATTAAGTGTTATTGGGTTTCCGTCATCATAGTACTCGTCCCAAGCGGCCATTGGCCATTCTGATGTTTTTTCATATACCCTATTCAAAATAACAAGGGCGAATAGAGCGTCGAACGTCTTTTTCTCGATGTTCGTTAGGTTATTGAGGGGATCGCCTGCTCCCAAAGAAGTGAAGTGCATAAACCCGTTTGTTGGTATCGAATTATACAAAGGCGGTGAAAGAGTAAAAACCGCCTGTTCTTCCAGAATAGCGTTGTATAAAAGCTCATATCTTGTATATATGACCGATTGTGGGTTAATTAGTTCTTTCACTTTATCTTTTACATAAGCTATAGAATTAGATGTTGATTCTGGTATGCTCAAAAATATCGACCTTATTTTTAAGTAAGTTGAATCATATATTGCTTTATCCGTTTTATAAAACACACTAGCCATATATCTGTCATCATACTTTTGATCGTTGTTTTTTGTGTATGCTATTTGATAATTTTCTGGATTATTGTAAACGGCGCCTGCTTCAAAATCGTCGGCTGTTAGAATCATTTGCGGATTGTTTGGACTTATTCGTAATACAAAAAGTTTTCCTTCTAGAGCTTGCCTCACATAATGAAGAGCCTTAGACGCAGGTGAATTGGGATTGATAATTGCAATACTTGATGTAATATTGTTTTTGTTAAGTTCCGGTGTTTGCACGCCTTCAAATCTTATGGTGTAAGACTTTCCACCACCTATAATATCTCTAACCACAATCGTGTCACCGTCTTTATAATGTTCAGCTTTAACTATAACTTTAAAAAATTCCCTAAGGCCAGTTTTTTCTGGACCAAGACCAGAATATTTTAAAATTTCTGATTGCACTATGGCGTTCTCCAAGCTGATGTATTTTACGAGATCGGATATTTCTTTTTCCTTGTAACCCATACTCTTAAATATATCATCAGATCTAACATAAGCGTGCCCTGCTTCTGTTTTAACATTTGTTTTTACCCCCAAAATTCCTGGAAGAAGTCTCTTTGAATGGAATTTGCCCACAACCATTCCTTGAAAATTGGACAATCCTCCGTCCATTGGTTTTCCATTTTTGGAAAGATACTGTATGTAGCAACCGTGTTGATCCAAAACATTCTCTCTCACCCACTTCCATGCGCCCCAAGCTGCGTCGGTTGCCAACGCAAGGCCTCCACCAACAAACGCTCCGGCAACAGGGTTAACCATGCTTACGGCAACAGTTGCAGTGGCTGTTACTGCCGGCATCACCAGGCCAGCAAAAATTGCCGCTCCCATACCGCCGCTTTCTATTTTGCCGGTATTTGCTTTTATTAATTCTTTTATTTTTTCCGAAGTATCCGGCAGTGCGTCGGCGAGTTGATTGGCTTGAATGTCCTTCAACAAAGCTGTATGGCCATGCGTGTACTGCAGCCCCCCGACCATTTGGTCCTTGAGCATGTCGGCCAAATTGTCAATTGATACCGATCCATTTACGGTCAATCTACTGTTGTTTGATTTGTTGGCCAAAAGAAGACGCGCATCATTTCGAAGATTTTGCATGCTGAAATGGGCGGCGCACCAAGACGACATAAACCATCTCGATGGGTCATTCACGGAGACAAATGCATTAGGTGTTATCGTGGTGACAAAACCAGTTTCTGGGGTGAAATGATGAACAACTTGTTCAACTTCAAAAATTCCATATATTCTTTCATACACATCAGCCAAATAGACAATATCATGAGGCCTTATATCTGCATTTCCTATTATGATTATTTCTCCGCCATAAAGATCTTTTAACGATTCTTTCAAATACGAAAGAGCGACTCGTCTTGCTGTCAATTCATCGGGCTCGCCTTGGGCGTGTTTAGAAATACCCCTAAATGTTTCAAATGGATGGAAGATTGGATGCAATACCCCCCAAACCCCTTCGCCTTTTGGATTGTCCCAATACAAACCAGTTTCTACGGTTTTTTCAATTTGCTTTTCCGGTGGCGCCGATTTGTCCAACGAAACTGTAACGGGAAATTTGCCATCAGAAACTGCTGTTATTTGTGTTGCAACTCGTCCGTTTTCTTTAATGTTATTTGCGATAATATGCGTAAACGAACTTATGTAATGCATTCTTTGAAACGGCTCTCTTATCTCAACAACCGGTTCACCATATTCTCTTGTGAAGGGGTTGTCGACCGCTCTCAACAAAGTGCCTGGTCTTCCCAAAGAATAGTAAATGGAATCGTTGTACGCTTTATTTAAGATGTTTGCTTGTCTACTAAAATTTTCAATATTTTGCAGACCGTAACCAACTTGGGCCATTGAAACTCTAAACATATTTAAAAGATTTCCAAGCACGGTGTCAAATGCATTGAAAATAGGCCCTATAGTTTTGTCATAAAATTTAATTGCATCTTCCCCAATTCCAGTAACCCAGTTGCTTGCGTTGCTGCCTTCTTTTGCGTTTTTTTGCAATAACTTAATAAACGTTTTGTTATCTTTTGCATATTCTGCTTCGTAGTCTATGAATGCGTGAAAAATCGGATCTACCCCCTTAAAACTCCATTGATCATTGTCGTTACCAAAAACATTAAAAGCTGCCAATCCAGCCGCTAATGTTGCTGTTGCTGGATTAAGGTATAGAGCTGCATTTGCGGCGGAGGCAAATCCGGTTGCACTATACCTTTTCTTATCCGGTCTTAAAACCAACCATGCTCTTGCGTACGGATCTGACCACATCTTTTGCCTGAATATTCCAACCAACAATAAGAATAATTGTTTTGGACTTTCAATTTTGGCAATAAGTTCTTTGGCTTCTTTTTCTGTTCTGCTTGATTTTGATTCTTTGCCAAATTTTTCTGCGATTCTTTCATAAACGTTCTGGTTACTAGATCCGCTTTCAGAAAGATCTTTACCCGTACTATCATCTGTTGAAATATCCGTTTTGGAATACTCATACGTTTCAAAATGATTCGTTATAATTTGAGTAATGCTTTTTACCTTATTGTAAATGAGGGCATTGTATGCGTCCAGAATTCCTTTATCCTTATTGATGATTGGTTTGTTTTCTGCGTCTTTGCCATCAAACCCAGCATCTATATATTCGTCTACCGCTATATCTATAGCCGACTGTTTTGCCGCGGTTTGGGCACTGGCTGCGCCTATCCAATCTGCCCCTAACAAGGTTGTAAATTCTGAACTTCTAGTATCTGCACCGAATTCTTCTAGCGTAATTTTAGACTTGCCCGTCAAAAGTTCGAAAATTGGATCATTGGATATATTGTCGTCGTCAGGATCAAGATTGTAAACTTGTTGAAATATATTTTTTACAGAATCATAAGTGTGATAAGCGAACCTAAATTGGTCCCATATTTGTTGGGCCTCGCTCACCCTTCTTCCATTTCCTGCAATAACTTTTACTGTACTATCAAATTTTTCATCGTAAAACCCTCTAGCGACAACAGATATGGGATCTAATTGATCGTACACCGCTGAAAAATTTTCGTTCTTTTTTCCTTCTCTATCTTTTTTTAGTTCTTCGAATAATTTGTCTCTTGAAACGGCGTCCAAATTTTCATTATCTTTAATAAGGTTATAGTATTCAAGATAATTTCCACCTTGACTCCATTCTTTTTGCCAATCTCTTTGTGTTTTTAGGGCGATTATGTCATCAAGAAACTGATATTCGTGTTCAACAACAACTCCATTGGGGTTTCTTCTCAAGGAGGGATGCCCAGCATTTGGATCAATTCCTACCTGTCTAGCCGGCAGTCTGCCGTCATTCATCATCAGAACATCTTGAATAGGCCCGCCATCTGACGCCTTAAATGCTCCAAAACCAACAAGGAAATTACCCTCGGAAAATTTCCAACCATCTTCGACATACCTAAATCTATTCGCCGGATTATAAGAACTAGTAACTACTCCCAATGGGGTCGCATCATTAACGAAAGTGAATCTGCATTCTGCAAGATCCTGCTCAACCATTCCCATGGCCTCAAATTGACCGGCGGTAGTCGCCATGCCTGATTTGGAAGAATTAGCGATGCCGATATTTTCAAGAGGGGAAACAATTTGACCTTTTTCACTGATTAACAAACCTAGGAAATAAGCAGCATCTGGAGAAATAATTGCATCAATAGCTCCGGATCCATCCCCGTCTGATTCTGTTGCTCCCCATAAGAAATATGCTGGTGCACAAACTACCGCAGAATTTGTTTTTTCATTGTAAACAAGAACTCTTCTTTTTTTATACTGTTCTGGGGAACCAACTAGATCCTCTTCGGAAAAATTGTACATTTTCAAAAACTTTTTTAAAACTTCTCTTTGCACTTCGGGAGTGGGTCTTACTTTGTTTATTTTTTCAGCAATATCTACCAGGCCAGGCATTGTGTTGTTCGAATCTGTAAATATTGGATTGTACGGCCATCTCATGGCAATATAAAATTGTTCTTCCTCTGCGGTTTTTGGCATTCCCCAATCGCTAAAATTTAAAGGCAGAGTATTGAATTCTTGTTGCAATTTATATATAGGATCAAGCTCTTGATAATAGTCTTGAAATTTTTCAGTAAATTGATCCGGATTTTCGTTCATAATTGGTAAAGGCATTTGTATTATGAAGGATGCGTTTATTTGACCCAAGTTTCCTTCCGGGTCGAAAATTCCAGACGGATCAAAAGCTGCCGTACCTTCTAATAGATTTGTGCCGGCAACGTCCAGGATTGGCAATAGTGGAATTTTTGAGGCAAAATTAAAATTAAAATCTAAACTAATTTCTCCATTTTTTTCAGAAACCAAAGCGGTTGATTCTGAATCTGTTTCTTTTGAAATTAAACCTTTTTCAATAAGCGAAATAGAAAGAATATTATTAATTGTTTTTTTCAGATCTTCTTCGTTATCGCCTTTAACTATTTTATCAAAATCAAGCGAAGGAAGTAGGCCGCTTGTTCTGTTCGTAAAGAAGGGGTATCTAAATCTTATGGGGAGTTGATCAAGTTGCTTGTGCGTTTCTTTTTGCATTGGCATAGTGATTTCGGTTCCGTTAGAACCAAACGGCAGGTGAAATCCCACTTGAACTTTGCCTTTGTTAACTGGAAGTTTGGAAACAATTTTGTTGTTGTATTTATAAATACTCCTGTTTTCGTCAAGAAAATTTATAACTTTTCCTCTAAACATTGTTCCAGATTTGAAAATTCCCTGAAATGACAACATGTCTTTGGACATCGATGCTATCGATTCGGACAAAGTACTTTCACCTGCCTTGTTAAGACCTGCCAGATCTGCCCCCATTGACTGTTCTTTGTTAACAATGTCAAGTATTGATTGCAGCGAATCATCTGGTTCAATGTAACCTGGTATTGAAACTCCGTCTAATTTAGCTTGTTCTTCATTTGGAAAACCGGTAGATACAGGGAAAATTCCAGAGGTATATAACCAGTGTGGTTTACCGTAAAAAACTGTAGACCTATCTTCAAATGGTCTTACTGCAACAATATAGTTTGGAAGAAGTCTTGCGCACATTTGGAACATGTCCCAAACCGATCTCATATAAGTTTGAGCCCTAAAAGAAACTTCGTCATAAATATCATCATCAAGATCTGACACGAGTCCCATAGTTTTCAAAACATTGGAAAATCCACGACCTTTAAAATTTCCAATAAGTTGCGATCCCAAAAAACCAGCGACTGGCCCCAAAGTAAGAGTAGCTCCTACGGTAGTTGCGACAGCAAGTCCGGTGCCTATAATATGGCTACTTCTTAATCCTTCGTTTGTATTGGTCAACTTATTAACTTCAGTTGTTTTTTCAAGCACCTGGTTGGCTTCGACATTGCTTGCGCTTTGCGACTGCTCAAGCAACCCGGCCCAAGATCTGTTAGATAACCTGTCTACGTAACCAAATTTCTCTTTGTCTATTTCACTTATGTCTATGCTCGCCATCGTTGCCCAACCGTCGTCTAAATCGCCTCCCAAAAATTGCGCGACTCCAACTCCGTTCCCTGGATAAATATTTCTTTTAAATATTTCCAAATCTCTTTGTGTGGAAAAATTACCCCATAGGGTTTGCATTGCGCCAATCAAGGGTGTTCGTACTGAACCGCCAAAACTTTCCATTCCGGAGTAAGAAGGAACGTTTCCGGCACCATAACCGCCAACAGAATTAAAAACGCCAGGTACCATGGTGCCAGGTCCTCCTGTCAAAAGATTAACCGTTGAATTTACAGCCAAACCCGCAGTACCCGATATTGGATTTCTGCCTACGGCGTTAAAAGCGTTGATAACACTCTGCCTGTACATTGAGCTTTTGGCTGCTTCTTGCTCAGTGAGTGGTTGATAAAGTATAGAACCAAAATGTCTAATCCCAAATTTATTTTCCGAAAATACTGCGCCCCTTGTTGCGTGAGCGAATGCCTCTCGCATCCTTGATGCCCCCATAGAAAGAAGTCTAATCATCAAATCCCTGGGCTCCGACAACCAAAGACCGGTGTTTATGCCACCATCTATCTTGCCGCTATCGCCCTTTTTCTTGGTGCTATTAATGATTGGACTTAACTCAACCGCATCCGATTGTGCAACAACTGTTATAATCTCTCCGTGATCCACCTCTGCTATTACCCCATTAAAAATGGTCTGCAAAGCATTGGGGTTTGATCCGTATCCAGCCCTAAGATGAACTCTTACTCCTGGTTTTAATCTCATCTGGGCTATCTCTGTAATATATTTTGAATTCATATGTGATTTCAAATTCATAGATCTTTTTAAGAGGGTTTCAACCATCCTGGTGGAACCCGACGTAAGATTGATTGCGTATTTTTCAATATCTGAGTTTGTTATTCCACCGTAAAGAGTACCATCCGTGTTAATCAGACTGCTCAAACTAGCTTCTGGTTTAGAAAGTTTTGAATACATATTAGAGATTCTTAACATAAGTGTATCGCCGAGAAGATCCTCTGATTGAACAATGGAAAAATCAATGATTGATTGTAGTCCATAGAAATTATCAAACAACTTAACACCAGCAAAATAGTTTGAATCATCTATCAACCAAAGCATGTAGGTCGGATAGGCTCTAATCATTCTTCCGGACAAATCCCTATACTGATTGTCCATCATCATTTTTTGCCAATGCTTAGCGACCCCTTTGTATGTGCCACCTGATGCAACGGATTGCATTTTTTCTTTTTGGGAAGACCCATAAGCCGACTGATAGCTGTCAACACTTTTTGCCCCAGGAACTCCTGTGTGCGAATTTTGTTTTTCCCTTTCCGGTGTTTGGGTGTCAGAAATTTGCGTTACCTTAGACGTAGGAGAAATCCCTCCGTCTGAATTCATTCTAAGAAAATCTTGCGCCACATAGAATCTTCCATCATCCCTATTGGAATAGCCCATAATATATCCGCCATCAGGCGTTTGATATATTGCCGGTATTTTGCTTGTATCGTTTGGATCTGCGGCTGGTACGAGATGAATTATCCCAAAATGGTCGACATCATCCGGATCAAATGACGGAAGTTCTTTATTCTTAGAATTTTCTGCTGTTTCTGCTATTAATTTGTTAAATTTTTCCACTTGTTCTTTTGAGCCAGAAACCAAATCTCCTATGCGCACATTGCCATATCTTGTCTCAAATTTAACATCATCAAAATTATACTCAATATTATTATCGTCTTTAAAAAGATCAATCATATCTTTCCAAATAGTTGGATATTTGTTGGCTATAAAACGACTTGACTGCAATGATGTTTCAAATTCTGGTTCTGTTTGTTGATCAAATATCGCTATTCTAAATATTTTCATCGCTTCATCAGCGGCTAGATTATTTTGGGTAATTAAGTAATCTTTTATTTCTTGTATGTTTCCATTGTTTTCAATTAATTTCTTTTTTACGAAATAGACAAAAGATTTACCTCTATCATTTAAATAATTTTTTTCATTTTCCCATTCACCAACTGGCAGTGTATAATTTTCCGGATCAATTATATTGTTTATCACATCGTTGTCGAACATTTCGAATTGTCTAAAATAAAAATCTGGATCCAAAGATCCAACAACCATGCTGCTGGAAGGATCGGTAATTGACAACGGCATATCGGGGTACGCATTAAATGCTCCCCAATTTTGCTTCAATCTCAAAAAGGGATTTCTTTTTGATCCAAATTCTTTGATTAAAGATATTTGTTGTTCCGAACTAATGCTTTCTCGTTTTTGTTGGAAAATGTCGAAATCAACAAGCATCAAATTAACGTTGTAAACGTGTGGAAATTCCGGAATCGTGTCCACTGAATAGTTAAGGGGCAGTACATACTTAACCCCTGCAAGAGCGCATATTATATTTTTAATGCCCATGAAACCGATAACACCGGCCGCATGCTCAAGGCGCGCCAGACCGCTAAGGTAATCAAACATTTTCTTTATTTTTCTTAGTTCATTTTCTCCAAAAATAGTCATAGAAATACTGATCATGGTGTCTTTTGATCCTATGTACTGAAATGTTGGCTCATCCTGCATTTGAAGCTGGAACTTCGCCATATTGTTGCCCATCGAAAGAGAAACTGAATTAACTATCACCGAATTTTCATCTAGGTCTATTTTCATCATTGGAACTTCCCATTCCTTGATGTTAAATGCCGATATTTTTCTTCCATCTATGCCTGAATACTTTTCGGCGTCCCTGACCAAACCAATTCCAAGCAGTCGAATCATTTCGTCGTCTTTAAAAAATCTTTCATACAAACTCCCCATAAATGCATTAACAAATTTTGTTTGTTCGACAGCATATGTGGCGGACCATTCCTTTGAGCTTGTTGGATTAGATTTGTCAAAATCTATTTTTTTCTTTTTTAGAATAGCTTCTGTGTTTTGTTTGACTTGAAAATCTATTAATTGTTTCACGGATTGTGCGGCGGTGTAAAGACTTGATTTTGTTTCTCTAAGCTTGTTTGTTGCCTCTTCGGTGACTTGTGCTGGAACTTGCAAATCATTCGGGGATTTACGGTTTTTTAAATAATCTATAACCGCCGTATTTGTAATGTCATTGGCGTTGATATATTCCACAACAAGTGCATCATAAGTTATTTCATAACTATTTTTTGCATTTGCCCCGGCAAGAGCTACTTCTACTATTTTTGCAGCGGTTTTTTTCATAAACACTGAAGAACCGTAATCTAAAGAACTTGTATATACGGTGTATAAATCCCTGTACAAAACTTCATCTGTGATATCTATACCTAATTTTAAAAGCAAATTTTCCCAAAATGCTCTCCCATAATCAAGAACTGCTTTTTCCTCCTCACTTCTAAATGAGGCGACATCTGGTGTGTATATTTTTGATTGTACTTCTGCAGGAATATATAAAGTTATATTTTTTCCGTTAACCCAATCATTAATAATATTTGTTGTTAACAGTCCGTCCTTATATGCAGGAGCTGTTTGAGAATCCTGTAAAAAATCTCTTTGTTGATCTTTCAATATTGCGGGCAAGCGGTCTTCCACTGTGTTGATTGGAGCTATATCTTCTCCAACTGTCTTTAAAAGAAACTCTGCGTTTACGGAATTGGCCAAAGATCCGGCGGCTCTTCCCATGTAATGCCTGAACTTGCCCCAATGAATTGCCTGATTAAAATCTTTTAACATGGGGAGGTACGGCTTATGATTAAATTGAGACAATTCTAGATCAACTTCTAATGTAAACGGAAAGTTTTGCACCGTTGCTATAGTCATATTGGTTAATGCAACGCCAGTAATATCAAATACAGAATTAAGATAATGATTTTTAATCGGAAGAATAGGTGCGTACTTGAAGGCTGCAATTAATCCCCTTAGTGAAGAAAGAAATTTATCAACCCTACTTTCATCGGCTGAATCTTTAAAATTAATGTAGTAGTTTGAATTCAAGTCTATTTTTGTTGCATCTTTGATATTTGATATTCCCCAAATTTCTTCATAATTTGGAAAATATAATTTTAAGTTAATAGTGGTTTCCCTAAATCCGGAATTATATTTTGGTGAAGCTTTTTGTCTGATTGCCCCACCAGTTAAGCTTCCGGTTTTAAAACCTGTATTAACCGATATTGTAATTGGTGGAACATAAAAGTTTGCGGCTCCAATTCTTAAATGAAATATATCTGGATTTACCGGTGGAGTATTTGCGAATGTTCCAGCGTCTTTGATAGCCTTTTCTATTTTTTGGGCGGTCGTAAAATTCTCTATTGCCCAAATCGGCTTAAAAGTAGATTCGCCTTTCGCATCTGTGCCAAAAGCTTTGAACATACTTTCCATAATTTCTTTGTGATTATTGAGCGGATCATCTTCAAAATGTCCATAATCGCCAGTAGCAGCCAACGCAGTAATAAAAAGTCTGTACAAATTTGGAAAATATTTATATACAGTTGCAAGAGCTAACGGATCATTATAAAAATAATTCTTTGTTTGTATAAGTTTTTCAAGCCAGAACGTATCCCTGATCGGATCATTAAAATCCGCAGCGGATTTTCTTAATGTCTCTGCGCTTTGAAAACGCAACCTTGCGAACGCCCTGATCCCCCCAGCCATCTCCGCTAAATCAATTAAACCAGACTGATATATTTTTTCAAATATTAAATTTCTATTTTTTTCATCTTTTATATGATTTAGCTCAGATTTTCTGAAACTAGTTAATTCTTTAAACAATTTATTATCTGGTGTGTTTGAAAAATTATCTTTTGATAAACCTATGGAAGAAAGATCTTTATTAAGCTCATCTTTTCTTCCCCCATCCCAACCGTCTAAGCCGGTAAATGGAAGACTGATACCGCTTGATGCAACAGCAGTTCCCAAGTCGAAAGCAAATTCAGCCCAGTTTTTAAATTTGGTCCAACCAGATCTATCTCCAGACATTTCGCCAAATAGGGTTTCTAGCGGAGCAAGATCCGATTCGGCGTACAGATTGGAGGAGGCTTGGTCAGATTTAAGATCTATTTCATCGGCCATAATTTACCTGAACATATTGTCTGTTTTAAGAAATTCTTGCATTTTGTTGGCAATATTATCGCCATTAAATACGGAACTATAATTAGTTATTATACCATTATTTTTAATATTGGACGAATTATTGGACAATTGATTTGTAATTGGCCTTTTTATTTCTCCGGATTGTAAAAAATCTTTTTTATATCTAGCCTTTTGAAAATCGGGATTATCGTAGCCATCTCCGTCCATTTGTATATAACCAGCGGACTGGCTTACAAGGCCTTCGTGCGAGCCTCTAATTGGGTCTGGAGGGGATTCTGAGAGCATTCTTCTCGATGAGGCTACTACATTGCTCCTGGAATCTGCCCCAATAGAAGTATTGATTTTTTGATTGGCTATTCTAGCAGACAAAACGTTTGATGTTTTTGTTCTTGAAGAAGTGTCTGTTCGTTTGGCCGCAGCGTCCGCTAAATTTTTGTTTTGTTCGTCTGCACCTAAAATCATACTTTAAATACCTAAAATCTAGAGGCTATATCTGAATAGGGATCTTGGCCCATAATTGGCAGTCCGTTGTACATAGTACTGTTGATAGGCCCGTCGACAACATCTCCGAACATGCCCCTTAGCTTGTTTAAATCCTGTATAGATCCAGTTGTATTGATTTGATATTGCATTCCGCGACCATACGTTTGCCCGGCGTTTTGTTCCATTTGACTAATTATTTGTTGCCTTGTTGGATACCCTGTTTCGTATGGATTGCCACCAGGAAGAAGTGGAGGTCCCTGTATGTCTGCTGCAGTATGATCTTTTTTCTTTTTAGACTGATACAAAAAGCTGGCCCCTATCAAAACTGCCGCTGCCATTGTTCCTGTGCGAACATTTTTTGATTTAAAAATATCAAAGCTCATTCGCTTATAATTACTTCTTGATACTTCAAATAACCCATCTTCTACTGCTGCAACTGATCTTGCTATATCATCTGCAAGGCTTCCTATATCCTCTAAATCTCCTGGCTCAACTCCTGTTGCAATTAAGCTTGAAGTTTTTTCAAATTCTTCTAGCTGTCTTGTGCCTCTAATGAAACGAAATGCTTCTTGTGCAACTGTTCTTCCTTTTTCTCTTAGTTCTGAAAATAATTTATACCTGGCCTCATCATCTTTTGCTGCTGTTATTTGCATAAAGTCCAATAAGTGTTGTGACCTTGCTTTTTCAGGAGAACCAGGTATTAAACCACTTTCCTTTTTAAGAAAATCTTCTGCATAAGCTTGATCTACTAAATCAATTGCAGCTTCTGAGTCGCCTGTATGTTCTCTAAATGCCTTTTGAAGACGGCCAAAAGAACTTGGATCTTTTATGGCTGTTTTAGCTAGTCTTCTTGCTTTGGCCAAATTAAACAAAGACATCATTTCATGTTCGGCACCTGGCGGACCTGGCTCCCCAAGTAATCTTGCAGCTGCCTCACCAAAATTAGTTCTAAGCTCTGACTCTATAGCGTCAACTATATCTAGAGTTGTAGAAGAACTACTTTCATAGTTGGCTTGTATTGCTTTTAATCCTTTGGCAAGTTTTTCGCTTGTTTCTAATTTTTGTTCTTTATACACTGTTGCTCTAAGAGGGTCTTGTGCAAGTTCTTTAAGGTTTTGAAGATTCTTTGAAAGACCAGAGGCTCTTATCATTTCTCTGGCTGATTTAATATACTCTGCTTTTGCAGTAGGTATATTTTTTCTTTGAGCTCCTTCATAAGCAAACTTTAAAAGGTTAATTTTTGTTTCTGCTTCTAATGCTAAGTCAGCCTGAATTGATGTTGCTGCATATTTTTTGTAAAGTCTTGAACCCCTTTTCAAACCAAATATATCCAGAGCATCTTTTGATTTTTGTAATTCATCTAATTCTTTTTTTATCCTTTTTTGAGCTTCTTCGTTACCAGCAAAATCTTCAAGTGCAGACCCGTAGGCATCTATCGCAGCTTGTCTTATTTGTTCTCTTACTGATTTGAATCTGCTAGATAAAACTATTGGATCAAAACCTACTAAATCTTTTTCTTCAACTCCAGCAGCTAACTGATATGCCCTAAGAAGCGACAATGCTTCCGATTGTTGTGAGATAGCGGCTTTTGCTGCATCGGACTGTAGGTATCTAGCCTTATGGATATTTAAATAATTAGTTGGTAGACCAGTTCTTTCTTGCACTTGTTTAGCTATAGCTTCATAAACTTTTTTAACACTTTCTTTTTCCCTACCACTTAAACCTTCGATTGCATCTTCATATGATTGAAGTGCTTTGTCTCCCATAGATTGCTTTATTATGTCAACTATATTTGATCTTGGCTCTACTGGAACTTCAATTCCAGCTATACGATCTCTTAAGGTAGATACTTTTTCTCCTGACATAAAGCCAGACAGTGTTGCAAAAGTTTTTTCATCCTTCAAAATATCCGATACAGATTCAACACCAGCAGCTATGTTAGCTAAAGAACCAATTGATTCCGCAATTTCGCCAAAACCGCGAAATGCTGCGCCTCCTACAAATTCGAACATTGTTTGTTCACCAACTGCTTTTATTAAGCTTTCAGGCATTCCTCTAAGGTTACCGCTGAGAAAAGCCCCCAATTCATCTGCTGTTATCGGTGGAACTCCTAGTTTGGCTAGATTATTATTTATATATTTTAATGCTTTTTCACTTATGTCTGGAATCGATGCCACTTCAGTTGTAATTTGGATCATTCTTTGATCCAAGTAAGGTCCAGCTTGTTCTGGGCTTAATCCTCTTAAAGCTTGTTGTGTAACAGGCCTTCCTTCACTGTCGAGCACAACTGCATTTCTTGCTCTGACAGAAGCTGTTTGCATACTAGCTGCTTTTTCAAAAGCATCTACTTCTGCTGCGTCTTGCAAACTTTCAATTGGAGCTCCTCTTTCCATTTCTTTTGCTTTTCTTACAATAGTTTCTATTGCAAATAAACTGGATTCATCGACATCTGAAACTCTGCCTGATTTATAAACAAATTGACCATCTTTTTGAGCTAAAACTTTTTTTAGTTTATCAAAAACATTTTTTGCAGTTGGCTCATCAATTCCTGTTTCTGCCATTATCTGATCTAAGAAAGAACCGTCTTCCATCATAGTTTGAAGTTTGGTTATTGTTTCTGGGTCTTTGCTCAAAAGTCCTTGCAAAGTTGTAATTGAGTCAAACCTTGGTCTTGCGAATAAAGCTTCTTCTCTTGATTTAGGATCTCTTACAATTCTAGTTCCAAAACGCATTTTTCCATTTTCATCTTTAAATGTACGAAGCTGCGTGATAACATCGTCGTCTTGGTCGAATCCACTCAATACGGACTTGTAAACACTAGAATTTTCGTCTGAAACAATTAATAGATCTCCATCAAGCTCGAACTCCACAAAGGTTGCTTTTTCTATTTTGCCTTCTCTTGTTCGTATTGGAATAAGTGTATGGCCGCTTTCCGAAAAAATAGAAGAGTCCCTCATTAGTACTGTTGGAGTTCTAATGCCGTATCTTGTGGCACTTGGTACAACCATTCTTGGAACACCATCTTTGGTTGTGAAAGCTTGTGTGGAGAAGTGTGACGTAATTAAGTTTAACATTGCCATGTTTTTTTCTAGCGGTAAACCTAACTTTATAGCGTTATCTATTTCAGCTAAAAATCTTCTTCTTTTAAGGGCTAATCCTTTTGCCGCAGGATTTAAATCATCAAAAGATAGTCCAGCTAAATCAGCTCTTTGTTGTTCTACAAACGAGATAAGCGATTGTCCTTCTGGAAGCTTTCCAGTTTCTACAAATGCTCTGATTCCTTCTTCAACTTTTGCCACTTGATTTTGTTGAGCTTTAAGAAAATTTTCACTCGTAAATAAAGTTGGTTCAGCCATCAATTCCATTGGCTCCACATAGACATGCTCAGAACTGCTCATGGCTATGTTCATTTCGACAAATGGAATTTTACCAGTTTCTTTTTTGAGCGCACTTATATCTCCAATCATTGATGTTCTGTCGAATTGTTCTAAAACATCAGGCAAATTATCGCTTTCAAGTAGTTCTAACTCATATTCTTGAAAGGGAAGAAGTGGTGATGATTGGCTTCTTAATCGTTTTATTCCTTTACGTATTCTTTCAACTTCTTTTTTTGCTTCTTTATAAGTCAAACCTCGATAATTACCTTCATAATTTTCAAAACGCAAAACTGCAGCTTTAGCCTTTATTGTCCCACCCAAGAATACTTCTTCTGTTTCTTCACCTGGGAAAAATTTTCTTCCATCTGGTAATGTTATTCCTTCTCCAACTGGAAATCTTATTGTATTATCAGCTGTTGTGCCAGAACGCAATATTTGTTTTAATTTTTTTATTTCCCCTTCTAAAGTTCTCAAATCATCTAATTGTTTTTCATTTACTGTCCCTGGACCAGAAGATTTTAAGTCTTTTAACATATTTCGATGTTGTTTAGATTTTATCCCTATAAAATTTCGTACAAACGATTCAGTTATTAAAACAGAACCATCTCGCATTGGTTCTAGGTTACCTGCTAGAGAGCCAACAACTTGTTTGTATTGCTCAGCTTGCCTTAGTTTAACCGGATCAGTTCCAGCATCGGCTATTACAGTTTTTATTGTTGCTTTTAATTGTTCAAAAATACTACCAGATTTTGGGTCTATCTTAAGGCTTCTAATTTGCTCTGACAATAAGCCATAAACATCATTGGGATCTAAATTTTGTGTTGGATCTGCTCCAATCAAACCAGAAACTCTACCAACGAACTGCATAACGTCTTCGCCAGTACCAAAAATACGTTTATTTGACTTTACAACTCTTAACTCTGCTGGAGTTAATTCGTCTCCTCTGATTTTTTTAAGAACTATATCTGTTATATCTGTTAATTCCAAAGATTTACCGATGTTGTCAACACCAGCAGGATTCCCCATGTTCACCAATGCAGCATCTACTTTTATGGTGCTGAAGCCAACGTCTCTTGGTGCAAGTTCGGATTGAAGTCTCTTTGGTATCTTGCCAACTAACTTGCTAATTTGTTTTAATACAGTGTTGTCATCTAGTGACTCTACTACTTGATTAAAAAAATCAGTAATAACATTATTAGTTAAATAATTTATGTTTAATTTATTTAGAAGAATAAGCTGTTCCAGCTCTGATAATGGTGTTTCTTCTCCAGCTATTCTAAGTCCTACTCGTATTAAGCCTTCTTCAGTAATATTTGTTATACCCGGAAAGTTGCGTGACATTGAAGAACCTGGATCAAGGATAGACTCTAAAATTTGTTTATTATTTTTTATTGCAAAAGTTGCTTGCATACCGCTAACTCGTTTGCCAATTAATTTATCTAATTTTAATTCTCTTAATTGTTGTGGCGTAGCGCTGCTCAAAAATTTATTGATTGCTGTAACTCTTGATTCTAAAGCCGCTGCACCCGAGCCTCCTTCCACAATGCCTGTTGGTGAAACTTTTCTTATTGATGAAATTGGCGATGATAGACTAGCACCTTCTGCACTTATAATATTTTCTGTAGCATCACCTATGTCAAATACTTCTCCAGTTACACTGTTGAATACAGAACCATCATCTCTAATTATTAAATGTTTCCTTGATGGGTCTCTTGAATAGATCACTCTGAATCTTCTAATTTGATCATTTAAAGGCATGTTATAAAATTCCTGCAGAAATGTTTATGGAAGATTGATTATCGTTATTTTGAACAGGCATTACTGAGCCGGGTATCCCATTTCTTGCCATCAACATTCTTAGCCTTGCAGCTATGGACGCTTGATTTTCCTGCGCAGAAAAAGATGGATAACTAGGATTTGTCAAATTTGCTTCACGTATTTGTTGCGGATAGTATCCCATTTGAGACATGTTTATTCCCATGGATTGACCCATTTTAATTTTGATGTGTTCCATATTGGTATTCGGATGCCAACCTTCCCAGCTCAAATCGGGAAGTTCATGTCTGCTAAAAAATTCTGTTAAATCTGGTTTTTCTTCTACGGGCATTCCCCAAGCGGCTTGATAAAACCTTCTCTCCAACCTCGGGGCGGTTGACAATATTCTTTCTCTTTCTTCAGGATTTTGTTCCTGTATCATAGATCTAAAATGTTCTCTTTTTCTTTTTGGCACTGCCAGAGACAGCGTGTCTACGGAACTACCGTACAAATCTGCACCATACATAGTCCTTCTAGCGGCCTGGTTAAATTGGTTGGCGGAAACGGAATCCCCAACTTGAGAAGCTTGTGCTGCTAAAGATCTATTTTTAACGTACGAAAGAATATCGGTATATTCTTCCAAAGCCATCTGTTTTTTGCGTTCTTTTGGAATAAATCTTTCTCCCGTAAAAACTTCTTTTGCGTTGTTGTACGCTGAATAAGCGGTTCCCGTTGTAAAGCCAACCAATGCTCCAACCGCCCTTGTTGTTGCCCTTCTGCCAAATAAAGCGCCAATACCTGCTGTGATCAATCCTGCCGTTAAAGGATTTCTTTGAGTGCTTTTATTATAAATTGGTTTTATAAAACTTTCAATTGGACTGTTCCATTCCGGAAACGAATTTCCATAGACATTTCTTCTCTCCCAATCTTCCCTAGCTGTTCTATTCGGAAAGAATTTTGTATTAATGAAAGTATCTCTATGGGCCAAGTATTCTCCCATTTGACCAACCATTTTTGCAGACCTACTGATGCCGAGCTCCTCAGCGCTCGCATGTTTATATTTATAAGGGCTAAATTCATTTCTTTTTGTTGTCTGTGCAACTTGAGCTCGTATATTTTCTACTTCCACCCTTTCTGATGGCTCAAGATTGCCCATATTAAGAGTTCTGTCAAGAGACCTGAATTGTCTTGAGTATGGCGCTACGTCTGCGAGAATATCAAGTTGAGTAACCGGACTTTCGTAATCTCTTCTTAACGGGTTAAGCCTTTCGTACGCAACTCCAGGCAATCTCAATTCTCCTTCTTGAATTTTGGAAAAAGGATCGCCAGTTTGAAAATTGATAAAATAATCAGATCCCGGCAAGAACGGATATTTCATTCCCATAGTGTTTCTTATGGGATTCAAATATGTTATATCTGTTCTTTCTTTCGGAATAAATCTTCTTGTTATTTCAGAAAGTTCTAATGTAGATTCACTTGCCGGAACGTCTCCAAGACCGCCGAGATTAAGGTCCCAAAATGACCTAGTCGACCCATATGCTTTGGCCGCTGATTGCAAAACCGGAACATTTGGTTGAAAATCGGCGTTTCCAAATCCAAATGTTTCCCTCAAAGAACCTAAACCAAAACCGTAAATACCGGCCATTTCTTGCATTCTGAAGCTAAATTCTTGAGATTGAAATGCCAAACTTTGAGTGGTTGTAGGGGCTCCCGATGGAACTATTGATGGCGGTATGTAACCGGGAACTGGTGGAGGACCATATTGAAATGATTGGACGTATTGTTGATTTGCAGCAGCGATTGTATTTCGCGACATATTAATAGCTGTATTCAATGGCGCTGCTCCTGCAGCAAGCGAATTATTGTAAGAACCTATTTGCAATGACACCACTGGGGCGGACGGCGCGCTATCACCCAACACTGCTGCTGCAGCCCCACCAACACCGCCAGTTTGGGCTCCATATATTGGACTTACTCTTCCTGACGACAACAGCCCTGATGGATCGAAAGCGCCTGCATCACCAGCAGGAATGTATTGAGAAAGCGCTTGCGAAACCTCTTGCTGATGCATCGGGATTTGTGGCTTGAGAAGCCTGCCAATGGTCATATTCAACGCCGGAGTTATTGGTCCAAACGGTCCAGTAAAATATTCTCCAGTTACCGGATACGGTCTATCGAAATAATTTTCCCTCTCGAACCTATACGGGTCGAATGGCCTCAGTGGAGAAAAATCATACCCATAAGCCAAGCGCTCAATAGGACTTTCAAATGCGTCTGAAGTATAGGTGCTTCCAGATTTCATTCTTCTGTAATAAGAAGGTCTGTAATATTGGACCTTGCCACCAGCAAAGGGCGTTACACCCAAAGGCCAGTATCTTCCTTGCCTTACAGGAACTTCGCCTTCTAGAAGTTGCTCCCTTTTTTCTTCATACCCCATACCACCAGGAACTAGGCCCGATGCAAGCGACTGGAGTTCTACTGCCCCTCTTGCTGCCTTGCTCAAGAAAAATGGAGAATAAACTCTTTCTCCTCTATCATCTCTTTCTTGAGTCAAACCACCGATAGTTCTGTCTGCACCAAGTGCTAACGCACCTCCTACATAAAGTGGTGCAACTCTTTTACCAATTATCCCACCAGCAAAGAAGCTTAAGGGGCTGCTGTATTTATCTGCATCAACAGATAAACCTACGGTTCCAAAATATCTATTAATTCTGTCAGAAAGATGTATTGCAGGTATTGACGCTGCGCTAAATGTGTCAGGTGAACTGTAGCTAGTAAGTCCAACTGTATTAGCAAGGACTCTACCAAAAGTTGTTTCTCCCCTTACTGCTCTGTCTAATTGGCTTCCAAAAGTTGGAACAAAAGTTGTTCTTGCATTACCAAGAGGGTTAACTGCACTATCTGCAAGTTCGTAAGGAGCTACGCCAAAGGTCTTCTTGAAAAATGGTCTAACAAGCGATGTCAGTCTTCCGGATCCGGTTGCGCCAACATTAGATATAGTTTGTGTTGAAAAGGGTTTTGAAAGTCCAGATAACGCTTTGGCAAACTCTGGATTTTGTTCTCTTGTTCGAATTATTGAAGCAAGTGCTGCTTGTTGATTTTTTCCAAATTGATTTGCTGGATTATAAGTTTGATAAGAAAAAATATCAAATATATTTTCAAGAGCCGCTGCTCTTGCTTCAGCTAGTTGATCAGAAGAAATTCTACCTGTTTTTTTTAGTATTTGTAAAATTTCTTCAATCTTTGCGGCTATTTTAGCCGGGTCTCCATCGTATTCTTTATATGCAGTTATTTCAATAAGTACTCTGTTTATTGCGTTTCTTAAATAGTCTTGCCTGGTACTAATTGTTGGAGATCTATGTTTAATTAAATCAGTTGATAAAGAATCAATTTCTTCTGAAAGATTTTTAACAAATTTCATTGCCCTAGTAAGACCTATGGGATCTCTGCCACTAGCTCTTATTTCTGAAGCTGTAATTCCATATATATTTTCAAGACTGGTTACAGCTTCTAGCAATTCATCGTCAGCAATTTCGCTTAAAGGAGTATCTATTCCTTTAATATTTAATTGTCTTAGATTAAGAGCAGTCTTTTTGGTGTATTCAGCGATAATTGGTAGTGGAGTTGCTCTTCTTGAAGTTTGTTCCTCTCTAAATGCGTCAAAAGCTTTTGTAACTTCATCAGCATCAAAGACCGTTTCCCCAAGTTCATTAACAACTGCAGGAGATCCATCGACTTCTACAAGTGATAGCGTTTTACCTCTTCCTATGTTAATTGTTTTTTTGTCTAATAACCTAGCAAAAACAACTGGGTTTTGTATATCTTTTTTTCTCTCTAAGAATCTGCCAGCCCTTCTAAATAGCGAACTAGGCTGCTCTTCATCAACATCAAACAAAGATTTAATTTTTTCTAAGCGACTTCTTGATCCTCCAGTTAAAGTAGAATCTCTTTCTTGCTCTCTTCCAGATGCTAGGCGTGCTGCTCTTGAATATAGGTCTGTTTCAATTGATGAAAATCTTTTGTACAAACCAGAAAATTCTTGAACATCAGCCCCAGAAATAGATCTTTTAATCCCAAATATTTTTCCAACATTGCCAAATATTCCAGATTTTTGATTTACCCATGCGTATACATCTGGTCTATTTGCTCGATCAGCTAAGAAATCCTGTCTTGCAGTACCTCTTAAAAATTGTATTTCTGTATCTGGATTTATGCCCTTCGGTCCACCAAAACCCAAAAGTTGGAGTGGATTAAATTTTACTATCGGTATTCCATAACCTTCTGTCAATGCATTGAGAAAACTTTTAGCGCCGGATCTAATTCTGGTTGTATCTACGATACTTCCACTTGCAGTTTCGTAGACTCCAGTTAATGCGGAATATCCAATAGTTTTAGAAACTGGGTCCTGTAATGCTACTTGACCATACAATCTTCTTGCTTCTGCCCTGCTTTTGTCATCAAAAGATTCAAATATTCGCCTATCAAACGCTTTGTCAATAGATATTTCTCTCAATCCAAAAATATTAAATCCACCCATATTTGATGCTGGTGTCATTAATTTGTTATCAACCAAAAAACCTCTTAGTTGAGATGCATCTGATGCGTCAAGCCCTCTTTTTGCTAACTCTGCTGCAATATATCTATCTGATGTATACGCTCCGTCGGATTCAATTAATTTAATTCCTAATTTTTGAGCCGCTTTTCTTGATAGAAAACTCATCTTTTGAGGAGTTATTACTCCAGTAAAATCTTCATACAAAGCTTTTTGGGGTCTACTAATTAAATTTGCGTGAGGAACAATTATATTTTTGTCTACATCTTCAAAAGCAGAAGTCGCTTGTAATCTTAATGAATTTCTATACAATTCAGAAGTAAAAGGGACGTCAGCTTCTTTAAAAGAAACTTTTAAAATTTCTGAACTAAGATTTTTAGCTTTTTTGCCTAAATCTTTTTTTGCCCTTTCTGATACAGCTTGAAAAAATTCATCATCTGTACTTACATTTATTTTTTTTATACCATATGTTATTCTTTCAGAAATATTTCTTGTTTTATCAAATTGACTTAAAAGTTGATTGATTTGAATTCCATCAACAAAATCTTCCGCAACATCTTTGTCTATTCCTCTTCTAACCAAAGATTGCGTCACCGCTCTTAGGTATGCGTTATTTTCAAATTCGCGTGTAAATTGTCCAACTTTTGTTATTTCTCCATCTGAATCAACAAGTGATCTTGCGTTGAGTGAAGAGTATACAAGATTAGAAAATCTACTTGTGTGTTGTTTTTTAAGATTTTGTATTGTCCTTGTGAGAGTATCTGCAGCTTGTGTTATGTCTCCGCCAGATCTTCTAAGAGCTTCATCATAAGAAAGTGCGCCAGATATAACATCGTATGCTCTTTTTGAGGTTTTAAATTGCTGTCTAAATTCTCTTGCTCCAATTGTAAAACCTCTAAGTGTTGGTATTGTATCAATAAAACCTTGTGTTTTTTCTTTTAGCTCAAACTTTCCATAACGTGGAACCATTAATTGGTCATCAGATTCGTTTGCGTATCCAAATAAATAAGCTCTTGCCGTTTTAGCAGCGCGTGCTAATTTTCCTTCACCAGACTTTTTTGATGCTGTTCTTGCGGCTGCTGCGCCTCTTCTTGCTTGATGGAGAGAAAAGACGACACCGCCTTCTTTTCTTTGGGCTTCTGCAAATGAAGTATTGAAGGCATACGCTGCTGAATTACTTATTCTACTAGCTTCTTGAATTATTTTTGAACTGTCTTGACCAAAAGACATTAATATTGTTTTTATATCAGCTATTTTGTTTGCAGTTTTAAGTTGGTTTCTACTTAAGGGTAGTGGAAAATCTTGATATGGCGCATCTGCAAGCTGCTTAAGTCTTTTTACGCCCGCTCCAGCTACTGTTTCTGGAATAATTAAACTGGTTATGTTAAGAGTAGACTGCTTAACGAAATCTGTTATAACATCTACTGGATTATACCATTTTACTTTTTGATCATTGTTTGAGTCTCCAAATATTTTGTCAGTCAAACCCTTCTGCACTAAGTACATTGATGGCATTGTCAACGGTAAATTTCTTGCGCTTCTTATGAGCCTTGTTTGCAGTTCGTCTCTATATCCCCACTCGGCAACAGGTTGACGGCCTGCTCTGATTGCCCTGAATTCTTTTCTGCTCATCCACATTGTTCCGTCAGAAACAAAATCTGGACCAACTTGTCTAGTTAATGTAGGTTTCCTTACCTTTCCGTCTGCCAATTGATAAATTAACTTAGTGTAGGGATCGGCAACAGAGTCATCCACATATCTAACAAGGCCCTCGTACTCATCAAGTGTTTTTCTGATTTGGGTAACATTTTGGACAAGCGTCCTGCCTAATTTGGAGCCTGCGTCAGCACGTTGCTGTATTGTTTTAGCCAACTTAATTCCACCCTTGCTGAGCAGCAAGGTGCTTGCGGCGGTGGCAGCCAAAGTGGCGACCATTGTGCTGATATACTTGACTATCGGTTTATCATCAAGAGCGCGTGCGATCAAACCGCTATTGGGATTTGGATTTTTTTGTTCGTCAGAAGTTTCGGGAATATCACGAGAACTAATCCCATAACCCAAATTGACTAACGGTGTCTTGTCTCTAAACAAAACTTCCTACCCTTCTATTGCCTCATCCCCCAAAGCTTTTGGGCGATGGGGTCTTCGTATTTAGCTTCGCCTTCTTTTCTGGACTTATTATATTTTTCAGCTTTGTTTTTTATTTTTTTCTCTTCTTCCCCTGGATCTATCAACTGAAGCACCACGTTGGTTGGTGCAATTCCTAAAATGTTTTGTTTGATCTCTATAATTTTTTCAGACAGAGCGACTTTCTCTGCCAATTTAGTGTACGTCAAATTATCCAAATATTCGGGAGAATACGTAGTCATAGTACTCAAAACAAAAGCTTTCATCAAACTTCTAACTTCAGCCGCCTGCGCCCTTTTGTCTTCAAGCGTTTTTTTGGCTTTAGACGGGTTATAAAATCCAGACTCTTGCAAAATTTCTTCAGACAAAGAAGAAATCAAACCCGCTGGATAATGATCTAAAACTATATTTTCTGGGTATATTACAGCTGATTTAATAATCAAATCTTCTATTTCTGCCGAACTTTCACCAGAAGATTCATATTCTGCTATTGTATCAAATTCGGCAAAAGTTAATTCACGAAATACTACAACATCTTTTTTTAGATGTGTCTGAAAAATTGATCCATATTTAACTTTTAATTGATATAGTATTTCTGGGTCAACCATGTCATTATAGCTGTCTTACCTCTAGTGCCAAAAAGCCTGAGGCTTCTAAAACCTCTTGTGAAATTAACGACGGAAGTCCGGCCATCTCGTTTACCAAGGACTGTTTGTCGTATTGCGGATAAAGAATGCACGTCTCGGAAATGGCTTCTTCGTTCCAAAGATTTGCCTCTGATTGAGTCAATTGACCGGCCTGAACAAGCTGTTCCATTTTTTTGAAAAGATTTTTGTATTCCAAACGATTTAACGTTCTCCATGCGATATGTTTCTCGTAACTAATCGAAGTAACGTAAACGTCACCGTATTCTTTTTTCCAAGCTTTAATTTGTCCAGCCGTTGGACCGTTCGGCCAAATTAACTCTTCATCTGCCAGTTCCTCTACGCCAACATTTTTTTCATCTTGCGGTTCATCCACAACTTCGTTCAAAGAATCGGTTTCTTGCGCAACAAGAAGTTCTTCTGCGCCCAATTCCTCTGCCAGTTCCGGATTTTCTTTAACTACAACTTTCCTAACATTGCTCATGATTTCTCCTGGTTATTTTGTTTTTGTTTAAATAAGTATATCACAGTCATCAACTTGGGTCATACAGTTTTGCTTGATCTTTTCTTGTCAAAAGTTGTTGTTCGGTTGGTGGAGGTTGAACTTTTCTTTTGTTGGTTGGAGAACTTGATCGTTCTTCGTTGGAGGCGACTTGGCCCTTGGGGGGATTCTTCATTGCCCCATCAGAAATATACATGTCTCTGGCAATAAAAGAATAAACTTCTATTAACGGTTCTCCGCCGGGATTGTATTGAGTGCTCATAGAAGTCAAGTGTACGCTTTGCAAAACAATATCCATTGGATTATTCATGCTTGATTGCACTAATCTATCGTTGAAATCTAAAGACATCAATCTGTCCAGCATCTCATGGGATTGATCGCTGTTTGTCCCTTCATTTCTAGTAATGGTGGTCAAAGAGCCTTCTTGAGAACCGTATTTGACGACAAAATTAAAAGGTGGATGGGCGCTAAAAATATTCCTAGAATCTTGATTGTTGTCAGAAGAGATTCTATCCAATTGACTTTGAGCCCAATATTTTTGTATGTTTTTTTCATCTTCTTTATTTTCGTTATCGCTTCTTAAATATGATTGAATTTGAGATTTTGGAGAATCCGAATAAAATGAGGCTCTGGCATCTGCCGCCTTTGAAAGCATGTCTCTCATCCTTCCCGGATATCTTGTATGTATTCCAATTGCTCCATTAACTATTCTGGTTCCCGTCATCATCACATCGTAGTTGTACGACCAATATCCATACAACGGGGTTTTTTGTTGAGTAATATTAAACGTGAAAAAAGATATATCCAATTCATCGGTTGGATCAAACAAGCCGTCGATATAAACTTTAATGTCTTCACCAGAAAAAAAATAATCGTAATAATTATTAAATTTTTTGGTATCGTCAGTTTTGCCAGCCCATTGAAGATCAATATCTGGGTTGAGTGGATCGAAAGACTCCGGCATTATCAAAGAATATTCGCCGTCTTGTTTTGCAAATTTAAATTCTGGCGGCAAATATGAGCTAAACGGCCTGTAGGGCTTGCCGCCTAATTCTTCCGTTCGGATCTGATGCGTTTGGCATGGTTAAGGTTGTTTTATTCTATCTATAAAATTTGTGTATTCCGACATTTTTGCTTCGCCAAAAAAATTGTTCTGCCTTTCTTTGTAGGCGGCGCTTTCTTCTGCGCCAAGAAGCATGGGGTCGTAATCCATTGATATCATCGGTTGAATTCCTCTGGCCATAAATGTATAGATTTGTTCAGTAATTAAATCGTCTACAGACATTGTTTGGCCTTCGTCGGTTATAGTAACTCCATATATTTTCATTTTAGCGCCAAGTCCGTATTCGTTGAAAAATGTTAACACTATATCAAACGGTGGCAACATGTCTGCAAGGGGGGCAAAAAATAATCCTGTTTCAGACATTATATTTCTATATTCTTTTAATCTGTAAAAAGCGTATTCATTAAAGACGGTGAATATCAAAGAACCAGCTATCGTCCTTCCGCCCTTAATAAATCCTCTGGGGTTTACGTGACCAATCGTTCGTATTGGTGAATTTTCCCTATGCAGAGAGTAAGATATCGTTTGTATTTCTGCCAACTCAAGTATATCCATAGAGTCAATCGTGCCAGTTAGCCTGTCTATAGCTGGTATGACCATTGTCGCAGAAATGTCAGTGCCTGCAAATGACATGTTGGAAAATGGGTCTGGTAAACCTTTTTCCGCTCTTATTTTAGAAATTTCACTTTGATCATACAAACTTGATCTTCTGTGATACGGACCAAAGTCGTATTTAATTGGCTTAGGGTCTATGAACCTACTCATTATATCCTACTTTTGGTGAAAATAAATATGGAGGACAAGGGGTTCCTCGTCCTCCATATCAACTTACTGTTAGCAGGTTTAATTTATTATGGTCTAATTATCTTGGGATTAAGGTGGGCTTCAGAAACAGTCTCTTTGTTGATCATGTCCCTAAGGTCACCGGTATTAAACTTGCCGTTTGCGAGTTGATCTGTTGTAATTCTGTACATAGGACCAATTTCTCTTGCAACGTAGGTCATAGTTTCCTCGATGACAATATCGTCCATTGAGGCACCAGAACCTTCATTCAGAAGCTCTACGCCATAAATCGAACGTACAGCGCCCTGACCGTACTCATTAGCAAAAGTAATTGTAATGTCAAAAGGTGGAATTTGGTCTGCATAAAATGGCACTTGTGATACCACGTCAGAATCTTGTGTGGAGAACTCTGCGATACCGCGTTTGTGGCCTACATCGCCAGGAAGAGTATTATGCCTTCTGGTGTAGAACAATTGTGCATTATCTTTTTGATGATTTGCATCAAGCATTTGATATAAAGCCGGACGATCAAAGACCGTAAAAATTAATGAACCAGCAATACCACGCTTGCCCCTTGAAAAAGATCTTGGATTTGGGGATCCCATTGTGTAAATTGGAGCCTTCTCTCTCGTAACCGAGAAAGTTATCCCCGAAAGAGCACCGATTTCAACGCCACCAAAAGTGGCAACAATGTCGGCGCCAGAAAATGTAGTATAAGTATTAAGATACTTATTTACTGCACTGTCGTAATAATCTGAACCAGCCATATTATACCCTCCTAATTCGGTATATTAAATATATGTTTTTGTTATATTGTTACCGCAACTTGAACTTCAATATTCTTAAGTTCAAATGCTGGTGTGAGCACGAGGTCAACAAACGCCTTGTTTTGTGCCGGAAAGTAACTTACGGTGAAGTCACTGTCGAGCAAGGCACCAACTTGTTGCATGCCACGTAATGCAGAAGTGATAGCGGTTTCCATTGAATTACGCGTTTGTAATGTGGAAGCTTCGCCAACAAACTTCGTGCAAACCTGTCTTACGAGAAGGGTTGCTTCTGTAATAATTCTCATTGTTGATATTCTTGTGTAGTCCGATGTAGAAGAAGCCATTGTGAGGCCCTCAACAAAAACTGGAATGTTATTAAAGTTGAGCGCAACAAAGTTCACACCTTTGTTCGATAACGTTTCTTGTTGGACTCTCGCCGGATTATATCTTAAGGCCGCTACATTGTACGCCGTTTTATTGACAGGCGAAGTAAACGAGGCCATTCTGCTAATTGCAGCAGCAAATGTTGTTGCACCATTTGCATATCCCCAATTTGCGTCGTAGTTAACCGGTTTGAGCTCAGAAGCTATGACTACAACATGTCTTCCGATTTCTTTGAGAGCTTCAGAGTCACGACTGATAAGTGCGCTAGGACCAGCTCCTGAATTGTAAACATGCGTTGAAACTTCTGCTGGTGTCATAAACTCTGAAGTACCAGCATACGGTTTGATCCCCAAGACGGCAAAACATGCGTGACTGTTTTCTGATATGTCCTTGACCTTGGTTGCAATTTTGGTGACCCAACTTGCAGCGCCAGTTCCGTTATTGGCATAAAAGCCATACTCTTCATCGTCACCCGGCGTTGCAGGATCTTGCCATTCGCTCGAATGTGTACCGCGACCCCACGGAATAACAATATCTGGTTGAGCTGCTTCTGCTGATTCAAAAGCGGCATCAAGCACGTTGCCACCACCGCTTGCCGCATAAGTGGTGCTAGTAATTGCGCCAGTTGTGTGATTGAAAACTGAATCTGCTGGAAGTGGAACAATAAAAATTCTTTCCGCTCCACCAGCAAGTAGCTCAAAATACCCTCTGTGAATTTGTGAGTCTTTTCCAAAAACTGAAATTACATCTTGTTCAGTTGTGGCAGAAACTACGTCAAGATCTTTGACCTTATTTGCTTGAGTCGCCGATGATCCTCTTTTTGCGATGAGAACGACTCTTGGGCCAACGGGAATATCTTGACGTGAAATACTATAAAATCTATCTTTAATAACTGTTTTAACACCTGGTAGAGCCATTATCTTTTAGACCTCCGCTTGCAGCATGCTTATTTTACTTCGTGTTTATAGTAATGAGGAATGTGCCAAAACAAACCACTAATCATTTAAGAATATGAAGGAGTTGATTGATTTAAATCAATTATATTTATCTCTGTTCCCGCATATGAGGGGGTTGAGCCTTCATAAAACTGGTCCCAAAGTTCTTTTTCTATAGCCATATAACGTCTCACGTCAATCGCTATTTTTTCTATTTTGCTAATTTCCATTCCTATCAGCTTTTCGGTCGTAAGCATGTAGGTAACGGTTCTTTTGTTTATATTAGTAGCATCTCTGTTTTCTTCAGAATCTGATAGTCGTCTCGCATATACCAATTCAGAAGCCCCTAATCTTTTAAGAACGGGCGTATATTCAAACATGAAATCTTCAAATATTTCAATTAGTTTTTCGGCTACTTCTGGACCAGAATATCTATCGGATAATCCTTTTAATTGTCCAGAAGTTGATTTTGTAATAACAGTGAACGATATAATGTTTTGAAATCTTTGACCAAAGATAGCTATATCCTTAGACGGAGATACTCTGCTTCTGGGTTTTGGCTCAGTTGAATGAGTTCTTCTTAGCTCTAAGCCATAGACTATAACTGGATATTCTGCGTAGTCTCCATTTTGGACGGGTTTAATTTTAATATTAGGATAGGCGTTTTCCCATAATGATTTAACTGCTGCTATAAATTCAATATAAGTCAAATTACCTTGCGCTTGAAGCGGCGGCATAGATTGAGATAGTCTATCAAAACTAATTTCATTAATATTTGCTGTTGGAAAAATTGGATAATTTTGTGGCATTATGCGCTCCTCCCGGAAGCAACGTTAAACGATATTTCTTTTAAAGTCCTCGATGAAAGTAAAGTAACTTCAAAATACAGTTTTCCTTTTTCTATTTTATCAGCATAAGAATCTAAACTATAATTTTTAATTATATCATTATTTTTTAAGAATCTTAAAAGAGCTTCAACTTTATTTACTATTTTAGAATGTCCAAATTTACCTATTGCATTTTTGCTAATTGATTGAATTTCCGATATAACCATAGCTGCTAATCTTACGTTCGAAGAGTCTTTAAAATTTTGACTTATTGATTGAGTAAAATCTCCACTTAAATAAAGGTCATACGGACCAGCAAATCTTCTTGATCTACTGCCCCTGGTAGAGCAATTGATGCCTTTTTCATTTAAAGATTTTATTTGAGCCGTAGTTAAATCAACCCCGTATCCAGAAAGTGCGGCGGATATTTTCTGATTGCTTATTCCAAAATTCACCTGGGAAGATGCAAGCATCCCCGCCATTGCCGCTGCCAAAGATGAACTGTAGCTTGTTTGGAGTTGTTTGTGCGCAAAGACTGCCTCCCCATAAACAAGAATTAGATGTTTTCCACAATCTTTGTGTATATAACCATCTAGAGTAATTGAGCTTTCAATTTCAAAATTTTTTGTCAACAGCTGTGTTACGTCAGACGTGTTCATTCCTTTGTTCTTGGAACCAAGAATTCCAATAGTTATTTCGCCAGTATTTTGTTGAATCTTTTGGCAACAATTCGCCAATTGTTTTGCAAAATTGACTGTTCCGGTATTAATCATACTTGCTTCCAAGGGAACAATAAAATCAATAAAATCATACTGCTCAATTAGATTGTAGCAAAATGCCAAATTGTTGTAATATAATTGATAAAATGTAAAAGTGTCGTTAACAGAATCTCTATATATTGGCGTATTTCTTTCGAATACATTGTCTACGTATTCGTTCATATATCCTGCGGACATTAAGTAAATATCTCTTGCCCCACAACTATACGCATCAAACATCCCGCGCAAAAGAGGGGAATTCAAATCCGCTCTGAGAATATTTATGCCTTCTTGTATAGAATTAATTTTTTGTATACCATATGGTTCAATTGCATCTGTATGGCCGATAAGTAGAATATTATTAGTGTCAAATTGATCCATTAATTTATAATTAGATTTAGAGTTAACTAACAATTTTTTTTCAAAAAATGAATAATTAGAATTTGAAGAACTAACCTCTTGCTTTACCGCAATGTTCGTCTGCTTTATATCAACTACGCTATTTACAACGGTGCTTATCTCCACGTTATATTCGCCATCAAATAATTTTGAAGGCATTTTCATTTTCAGATTATAATATCCTACAGAAATTCTTTCTACTGTTGTAGTATTAAAATCAAAACCTTGAATATAACTTGGGGTAGCCGATATAGCTAAATTAACTTTATAAACATATGGACCAAGTATGGTTGCACCAATAGAATTTAACCCTCTTTTCAGGAATATTGTTATATTTGATTCCGGATCAACGTAATTAAATCCAGATTTATATACAAATGGTATTTCTATAATCTGTTCTGGAGAAACTATTAACATTTAACTTGCCGTTTCTTCTTTGCTAACTCCGCACATCCAATATTCGATTTTACCATACCTACCTCTTACTGGATAACTTTCTTCTATCACATAAAGAACATAATTTTCCAATAAAGAAAACGACCCTTCATATATTCTGTCTCCTGATTTTGGATTTATTTGCGCTTCAAAATAATAAATTCTATCCGAGTTAATTATTAGGCCTTCAATTTGTTCTTCTTTGGTTGAAGCCAAATACCTAGAAGCTGACGTTACGTGTCTGGTGGTTATTTTTTCAAGTTTGTCAGAATACAGGCCATCATCAGATAACCTTCTTTGAAAAAGAATATCGTGTCCCCATTCTCGTAATATTGTTTTAAATATTTTTTTGGTATTAATCATACTGACGCAGTCTTCGGTCTGGCATTGGGTCCTTGGGTTCTACCGCTTTTTTGCCAGGGCCATATAATTCTTTGTCCGACAAATAAATTAATTGTCCGGTTTTAGGATCGAGAGATTTGCCCGAGGTAGCAATTCTTTTGTTGGGAAATCCCTTGGGTTGCACCCCTCTCATTGAGACTTTTTTCGCAAGCACCTCTCTTCTAAGCGAGGCTGCTATTTGGCACCATGTTGTTGCATTCGATCTTGTGGCAATTTCTTTTGGCGCTGATGTGTTTGTTATTTCTAAATCGGCCAATTTTAACGAAAGCTCGTCACCTCCACCAAATCCGTAAGTTCTACTTAACTCACATGCGGCAGCAGCTTTAATGTATTCAAGAATAACAAAAGGAAGAGTCGACCCATCTTCGTCACCTTTTAAAGAATAAATTTCTTTTATTTCTAAAGAATATCTATAAATCATTTCGCCTATTTCTATCAACGAAGCGTCTGGAAATATGCTAGCTAACTCTTCTGAATCTAGATAAAGCGGAGATAAATCTGGAGCAAACATGATTGTTTCATCGGCCCTCAGAGTTATAGAGGGTTTATAGTTTGTTGTTGCAGTATTTGCGTACAGTGTTAATTTAGAAACAATAGATTTATTAAGATTTGTCGTACCGGTAAAAGTAACCTTATATGTATCAGCTTTTGTTGGAATAAAATCATAATAATATTCAGAACCAGACAACAGGGTTGCTAAACTGGTCACAACGATAATTTCACTTGAGTCTTTAATAACAACTTGAACGGCTGTAATATTTGCCTCGATTTGTATACCACCAGCGCCTTGATCAAAAAATTTAACTTTTAATCTAACATTATCATTTACCAAAACGTTATTTATAGACATCTTATCTCCAAATTTAAAGTATTTTATCCTTTATAGTAGCCAATTTACACTACTATTGTAATCTCAGCATCTCCCGAAATTAATATAATTGAGGCGCTCGCTAAAGCTTCTACTTGATCATCCAACGCTTCAACTGATATTTCATTGCCGGTTATGTCTATGCTTGAAACAGCGATTGTTGTAAAGTTAGAAAAATCTTCACTTGTTCCATACAAAACAAGTATATTGTTTATGATGATTGGATTAGCCAGACTGGGGGCATTAATTATTAAAGTTCCAGTATATGAATAATTTGGATTATTATAAGTTAAATTTGAATTATACAGCATAATTCTCCAAAGTTAAATTAGTTTTGAATTTTTTACCAGCAATTTTCAAAGACGAGGGCGATATCTTCACGCATCACAAAACCCCGCTGTCAGCCATAGCCGACAAGTTATTCTTTGCAATCGTCAATGTCGCTGACAGAGTGCTTATCGTGTCGGAGGCAAAGGTAATTTTGTCTATACCCGAAAGTTGCCCTGTGTTGTTGAATCCACCGCCAAAATATCCA